GATGAGGCCGCCATGATCTCCCTTGAGTTTGGACCGACCGGGTAGATCCATCTCCTGAGCGACGACGTAGAGGGTGTCGGCATCCATGGCCTCCAACGCCTCTTTGCGACTCGCTGGCGGCGGAATGATCGCCGGTGGCTTCTTTGGTGCTGACGGCACTTCGTCGGGCGGTGGAAGCGCCTCGGCGGCCTTCTGAGTTGCGGCTTCTTTCTTTCGACCACGTCCACGAAGGATGTCGGCGATCTCGGCGTCGGTGCACTTTCGAAGAAAACCCAACCCGACGAACTTCTCCCACTTCCCGCCTTCGAGGATTTCGTTGTCGAAGATTGTCTTCTGTCCGCCGCCCACGTGCAGAGAGAGTTGCTTTCCCATGTAACTGGGATGCTTCACGTACATTTCTGTCATCTCGCTAGTCCTTTCTGTGTGCAGACGTCTGCACTCACTTCGTGCCGCGAAAGACGTTCTTGGTCGCCTTGCCGGGTTTCTTCGGCGTACCAGCGATGACTGTATACGTCATGAACTTCCTGGATGAATCCGCTTCTTTCTTGGCGTAGTCGATCGCTTCTTGCTCAGTCTCGAAGTAGCCAACGTACCTCGTTGACTTGAGGGCGGAGTTGTCATGTTGAACAGTCCAATTCCCTTTCCCACTGGCCGCATTGAGGACGCTATTTTCCACGATCATCGCTTCCCGCTCACGCTCTCCACGGGCGTCACGTCCGAACACCCCAGGCGCATGGACCGATCCGAGTGCGCCAGCATTCTCCACGGGGCCATGGCCCTTCCGTCGGTTCTCAGTGACCGACTCAGCACGTTTCGTCACACGGAACGCAACCTTGTTGACCCCATCGCCCTTCGACGCGTTGAACTCGTCGTTGTCGAGGTGCTTGGCATACCTGACGAACAACACGAGTTTGGCCTTCGATGACGCCTGACCGCGGAGTTTCGTGAGACTCAGCCTGGAGCCGTTCTCGAAAGGCTCCTGTTTGTCGACCTGATAGACGTCTTTGGTCCAAGCACCGAGTTTCTTGTTGCCCTTGACGACTTCCAGCTTCTTTGGATGACCGACGCCTTCCTCGATGCGTTCTTCTTTCATCGGCGCGAGTGGCTTCTTTTTCCACTTCACGAGCGGCTTCTTGGTGAGTGGGTGGATGATCTTGCCACCCTTCATCTTCGCCGTCTGCGGTTGATCACTGATGAAGCTTCCGCGTTTCGGAACCACCTTGCTGCTCGTCTTGGTCTTGCCTTTGGCCGCGACCTCGCGGATCACAACAGACCGCGCTCCGACTTTGAGCACCTGGAACATCATCAGCTTCTCGCCGTTTCCGTACGAGTAGAGATAGTCGTCAGTCGAGACGCTCGACGACTCCTCGATCAGGAAATCTAGGATGCTCATGACCTCAACCTCCAAGTGACACTACCAGAAAGAAAGAAGGGAGACCCCTTTCGGAGCCTCCCTTCAGTGCTGCATCTCAGAAGATCTCAGAGGAGGGAGCGGCTCAGATACCGCCGGTGATCGTCACCCGGCCGTACCACTCGTCGCGCAGGCGCTTGGTGGCGTAGCGGGTCCGCATCCCCTTGCGGTAGGTCTGATCCTCTGGATCGAGGAAGGTGGGGGTCATCTGGAGTGGCACGTACGGCGCGAACACGAAGCCTGCGTCGAGGTACGACTGACCGCGAAGACCCATCAGGATCTGGTTGAAGCGGAAGAAGGGGTCCTGGTACCCCCACCACTTGTTGGCGAGAGAACCCATCTTGATGATGCCCTGGTGCGAGCTGATGGGCCCGTACGAGGGTGGCACCACGGTGCCGTCGAAGGGACCCATCGTGCTTCCGCCGGAGCTGATCCAGGACGGCCTGTAGTCGCCGTGAGTCTGAAGCTGAATGAGTTTGGCCGAGACCTCTGGTGAGGTGACGAACCAGTTCGCCGGAGCGCGCAGGGTGTTCTTGAAGATGAGGTACGAGACCGCGCTCATTCGGGTGAGGATCGCCCGGATGTGTGAGATCTCATCGAGACCTGCCGGGATCGTGAAGTCGAAGGTCGCAGTGGTACCAACCGACGCCTGGAAGAGTTGCTCCAGGATGTCACGGTCCAACTCCAGTGCGATTTCCTGCGAGATGCCAGCGACCAACTCCGTCTCGGCGTCGATGCCGTGGAAGGCACGAAGGTCGTCGGCGGCTTCTGCGCTCCAACGAGCCTTCAGCTTCCTGGTTGTCGCACGGATTTCCTGGAAGTTGATGTCGATGAAGACGTCCGGAACCTGCTTGTTGGCCTCGGAGTCATAGAAGTAGGTTGCGCGAACGACGCGTCCTGCACTTGCGGCCGGAGCGGCCGTGAAGAGGAATCCGGTGATCTGACCGGTTGCGTAGTTGACTGCACCTGCGGTGACATCGCCCGTGAACCCGCCTGCTCCGTCATCCACGGCCGACTGAGCGACCGTACCGTCCGCATCGACGTCTTCGACGAGCACGGAGATACCGTTGGCTGCATCGAGGGGTCTGACGGGACTGTACTGAAGAATGCGTGCAAGAGCGGTTCCGACACCACCGTAGTTGGTGCCATCGGGAACGGCGAGTTGCTCGTTCTCGATCTTCTCGGAGCTGTAGAACTTGTCGAAGTTCTGGATGAGGTTCGTGCCGGCAGCCGTCTGTCCCTTCGAACGCCCGTGGACGTACTCGAAGAAGAAGACCGCTCCGACCGGGGCCGTCATCGGCTGCACCGAGACGATCTCGTTGGCGATGAGGTTCGGGAACACGCGTCGCAGCACGGGGAAGATGTACTTGGTGTACTGTCCCGCGTTGACGCTGAGCGTGTCCTCGTGAAGCTGACGACGCATGTCGTCGAGCTGGTTCTCGAAGAGCAGGCTCATCACCCGGCGGGTGTAGTGGTCGTCCACCCCGTCGAGGAATTGTCCCCACTTGTTCTCCAGGAGGGCGCTGTACGACTCGTCGCGAACCGTGTGCGCCCCCGCCTCTGAAATCATGTGTCGCGCTTCCATTTTATTGGTCAGCTCCTTCACCGGCCTTGGTTCTTAGCCTCTACCGTCTTGTTTATCGAAGTTCAACTTTCCGACAGAAGCTACGAAGGCTTGCCGGGTCGTCCTGACAGTTTCTCGTATTGAGAAATCCCCATTCCAAACTCGGCAAGGGGGCCGGCCCCTGCTCCGTTCGAGCGAGTTTCTTTTCCTGCGCCGCCATGCGTGTCCTCTTCGAGCGACCGCTGCTTGCCGCGCCCCACACGAGCGTGAATTCGATCCACTTCGTCGGAGTCGACGACTCGACGGGTCTCGTTCACCTCAACCAGCGCATCGCGCTTCTGGTCGGCGATGGCCTTGCGCACTTCCGATGGATCGGTCAGTTCCCTGGCGATTGCCTGGATGCACTCGATGAGGTCGGCATCGGCCTCTTCGTCGAGCACGGAGATCTCTTCGGTGACGATGCGAGCGACCACCTCGCGCTCAGCCTTGGCCAATGCCACCTTGGCCTGTCGCTCGTGCATGATCGCCTTTTCTTCGGCGAGACGAGCGCGTTCGTCGGACTCCTGAAGCCGTTGCTCCATGGCACCAAACCGGTCCTCCCATTCCGTGGCCTGCTTGGCATCAGGAACCGCTTGACGCTTCAGTTCGCCTCGGACGGTTTGAACCTTCTCGTCGATGGCTGCGGTGTTCTCGTACTCGGTGACATCACCGATCAGAGCCAGGACCGCGTCCTTGTCGTCCGACTCGCCGAGAGAGCGTTCCAGATGGAGTTTGTAGGCAGCCTCTTTGGCCATCTGGGCCGCCGACTCAGCTTCCTTGGTGACCTTCAGGATGTCCAACTCCTTGTCGGCGAGGGCCTCCTTGAGGCGCTCGATCTCGGCGTCCTTTTCGTTGATCAACTCTCGTGTGTCCGGAGCCATCCCGAACGACTGGACCATCGTTGCGATGCGCTCGATGAGTTGCTTCGAGCCGGCGACCTCGGGGTCGCTCATGAAATCAGACCGTAGCTTGGTCTCGATCTCCTCGCGCATGACCTCCAGGTTCCGCCGCAGTTCCACGGAGAACTTTTCCTTGAGTCGTGCGGTGGTTCGCTCTTCGTTCTCCGAGAGCAACCTCTTGATGTCGACGCTTGAATCGTCCTCGACGAGTCGATCCTCGCGAGCCATCTGGGCGATTTCGGTGACCAACCCGGGGTAGTCCCGGCGAAGAGTTTCGAGATCCATCTGATCTTTCTCCAGCGCGTGTTCGATCGTCTCGCGAGCTTCCCGGAAGACCTTGGGGTAGGCCGACCGGGTCGCCGGATCAGCCACGAAGTCGAAGGTGTCCAGCTTGAAGTCTTCTTGGACCTCTTGAACTCCGTCGGAGCGTGACTTCACCGACCCGAATCCTCGGCTGCTGATACCGACCTCGCCGCTCGCTTCGGCAATGGCCTTCAGGATCCGACCATTGGGCGTGTCGATGACCTCGGCCTCGCCGTAGACGTCGGTGCCTCTGACTTCCAGCTTCGTGATGATGTGCGAGGCCCGCTGGAGTTTCGTCCGACCGTCTTGCGGATGGTCCAACTCCCCATAGACCCTGCGACGCTTGATGGACTCTGAGAGACGGCCGAACTCGCGCTTCCAAAGGTGTTCGCGATAGAGACGCTTGTTCTGAGTCGGCTCATTCGTGACAGCGTACCGACCTTTGATCAGGATCCGGTTGCTCTGACCGGGTTTCATGATCGGGTCCGTGGCCTCGGTGAGGGTCACTCGGAGGTCGCCGGTGTGATCGATGAGAAGTTCGGGTTCCATGTTGTTCACCAGGATCGCCATCGTTGCTTGGACGCTAGTTTTGTTCGCTTGATGAGGCGGCCCTTCTTTTCGGTCGGGCTCTTTCGTTTCTTCCTCAACGACTTGATGGTGTCGTCGAGTCCACCTGCGAACAGTTCACGTCGTCCACTTCGATAAGCCGTTCTCCTCTTGCGTGATCCCTCGTTGATACTGAGCCAGCGGATGAGGTTCAGACCTCCGCCAACTCCTCGTCGTTTCCCTGGTCACCGACCTCGGCGAGATCGTCGTCGTCCTCGTCTTCGGAGAGACTCTCCATGTGGAGCCGGTAGGCGCACGCTTCCTTGAGCGAAGGTTCACCCTTTGACTCGTAGAAACGGATGCCCTTCGCTGCCTGGGCGAGGATGTCCTTGAGTTGCGTGTCCTGGTCCTCGCTCAGATCGGTGACGCCTTCCAGCTCCTTGGCGAGAGTGGCGGCGTGCTCTCCGAGCGCCTCCATGACCTTGGCTGCTTCGTTCTCTCCGATGGTGTCGAAGATCTCCTCGAAGCGGATGGCGATTTCCTCGACGTTGCAGGCGGCGTCGAAGAACGGACTGTCGGCGACCTTGCTGTCCTCGTACTCGGCCAGCGCTGCCTGGTACTGCGTGTCCTCGGCGAGAGCCGCCTCGATGGCCGCAGAACGCCTCTGCTCATCCACTTCATCCGGTTCTCCACCGAACGACTTGGAGATGCGCTTGCCAGCTCGGTGAAGAGCCTTCATCCGGGATGCTGAGAAGGTGCGCTTCTTCTTCTTCTCGGTGCGCTTGCGCGCCTTCTTGACCGAGGATCGACGTCCCAGGGCCTTCGACCTGGCGTATGCCGCTGGATCCTTCAGGCGGGCCTTCTTGCTCTTGCGTTCGGCGGCACGCTTGGCTCCGCCGCGCAGACCCTGCTTGATCACGAAAGCCTCGTCGAGTTGCTCGGCGTCCTCGTCGTCGTTTCGGAACGACCGTTCCTCCGTGACATGGGACGAGTTCTTCGGACCCATGCCGTACTGAGCGACCGGCGGAGTGCCCTTCCAGCCGCCGTTCTTGCCCGACCGCTCTTCCATGAGACCGGTCATGTGGTGGACGCGACCGAGGAACTTGTCGGAGTCGATTCCGATGTCTTTCAGATCCTCATCCAGGGACCCGACATTGGCGAGTTTGTTCTTGTGCAGCAGCATCTCTCGTCCTTTCAGGCCGCCTGTGGCGCCTTGAATCGTCGCGCGAGTTTCTCGATGAACGCCGCAGCAAGCGCCCATTCGTACATCTGGCCAGCGACGCCGTCGTGCAGGCGCGCGAGGCATTTCACACAACCATCCTCGGATACGGCGATCGCGTCCGAAATGGTGCCTGTGAGGTCTTCGTAGTCTTCGACGAAACTGTCGACGAAGCTGGCAAAGTCCGCCGCGGCCATGGAATCACCACCAACAACCTCACAACCCTCGTCGATGGTGGTCGCCAAGACCAGCCGATCACCCAGACCAACGACATACTTCGAGAGATTCTCCAGGGAACGAAGCACGTTGCCGCGATGACCTTCTTCCTGGTCCTCGGTGAGGTCTGATTCGATCATCGCCTCGAACTTCGGCTTGGGCACATTGAGTCGATTCAGTTCGGCGCCGATGAAGCCACGCATCCGCGATTCCTCGACCTTGGTAGCCTTGTGCCAGTCGGACTCGACGAAAGACCGTTTGCCCCAGTGGTCCTCGACACCCTCGGCCGTCAACCGTGGTCCGCCGAATGCGAGACCCACGAGATCACGAACGCGGTCTGTGGTGTCGTTGGCTCCGCCAAGCATCGCCTCGACCACCTCGATCGATTTCTCACGAGCTTGGCTGGTGAGTTGACTGGCCTCGTAGACCGGCACATCGATCTCTTTGGCCTCTTCCAGAGACACTGAGCCTGACTCGTTCATCTCCCAAGAAACCTTGAAGAAATCGCCCTTGTTATTGGCGACAATGGCGTGACTCTCATAGGTGGCAATGAGTTGCACCTTGGTGTCGTCGTCCCCGCCGAACAGGGCCGAACTGGCCTGGATGGCCTCTTCGACGGCGCCGACACGAGCCTCCATCGACCCAGCGAGGAGTCGACCGAGGAAGTCGGCGTCGACCATCATTTCCGCAGTGTTCATTGGTAAACCGTGGGTGTGCGAGATACTTCGCGGAGACGCGCTAACGCTATGACCCGGGCGACTTCACTGTCAAGTATCGCACCATCATCTATGGTCACATGATGCAACGTCAGGCGGCGTATCGCATCGCCTGTTTGACCTCGGTAAGGAGGCCCTCCAGTCGCTCCATCCGTCGAAGCACCTTCGGTTGGTCTTCCAAGAGTCGTGCGAGTTTCTTCTCGACCTTCTCGACAGAGTCCATTTTCTGACTGAACTCTCGCTCCCAACTCTGATGGTTTTGACGCATCACCCGCTCGAAATTGTGGTTGAAGAGTTGATCGCGTCGCCGGAGTTCGGCGTGATCGAACTGAGTCAGTTGGGATTTCCCCTGGATCGGATCATGCGATGGTGACTGCTGAGCGCCGGCATCGGGTTCTTCTGCCGGAACGGCCGAGTTGATGATCTTCTGGACCTTCGCCTCTAGATTGGCCTTGTCGACCTGCTCCTTCTCACGGCCCTTCATCAACACGGCAGCTTCTTCGTCGGTGAACTTGAAAAGGCTCGTGAGGACGTACTTGGTCGTCACTCGCTCACCCATCCGATCGGCGAGGTCAGCGGTTGCGCTCATGACCTCCAACTTCGCCAACTCCATGATCGATGACGGCACGGTCATGTTCACTCGAAAATCGTGGGCGTCCGGGTTACTGGACCCTGCGGCGATAAGATGGATGCGGCAAAGCTTACGGTATCCCACGCACAACTCTTGCTGAATGCGCATCACGGTACGGGCAAAACGAGTGTCCTCGCTCGATAACGCGCCGCGTGTCGCTTCTCCGCCGTACCCCATGTACATCTTAGGGATCTTCAGCGCCGCGACGAGTTTGTCGCGGTGGTATTCGAGCGAGTCAGTCTCAGCGTAGTCAGGGCCCTGAAGCACCTCGATGCGTGTCGAGTCTTTGCCGTTACGAGACGGCACGAAAAAATCTTCGTCATGGCTGTTGCAGACGAAGACCCCCGCCTCTAGCGCGAAGGTGTGACACGGTGACACCGTCAGAGTGTAGGTGTCCTCAGATTCGTCGAGCCACTCAACAGCCACCACTTTGTGGTTGTCCGCGATGGCAGACCGCTTGAAGTCGGAGAAGGAAGTGAAGCCCTCAGGCTTGAGCTGCCCCTTCACGCTCAGAGACAAGTCCTTGGCCACCAACCGATGTCCGTACTCGGACTCCCTGCGTTTGGGGCAGTAGATCAACTCGTACCCCTCCAGAGCCTCCCCCTTGGCCTTGGTGCTGATCCGTCGCCGGAAGGGCATCAACGAGTCGCCCGGCACCAAGTCCTGGGCCTGCACCTTCTCGCCGCTGCGGCGAATCATCTTGTGGTCAGGGGTGACACGGATGCTCTTGCCGTTGTCGAGCGTGATCTTCACGAGTTGTGCATCGCGCCGGGTGACGCCTGCCCACTCGACCTTGGCAGGCCGGACTCGGCCTTCGTCGTCGAGATCCGAGGCCCACACCCACTGCTCCTCGCCCCGATCGAATGCACCGGCCATGTCCTCGATGGCCCAAACGGATCCATCAAGGAGTCGTACCTCGGTGTCCCCAGCGAGGCACAGCGGATTGTACCGCATGTCGAGTTTGCCGGTACTCGGGTTGACGAACCGCTTCTTCACGAATTGGTTTTTGACCCGGTTTACGTAGGCGAGACCACGGTCTCCGTCCATCTCGCCAATGTCGATGTAGAAAGCGTAGCGGCTCGGCGCCCGGCTGAGTTTGTAGATCAGAAGAGCGTCTTCCAGCAGGGCCAAACGCTTCCAAATCCACCTAGCCGGATCAATGATCCCGTGACCGTAGACCGACCTCAGATGTTTTCCGCGCAGTCTCCAGTGAACTATTTCCCAATCCTCAAAGACTGTCAGTTCACCCGGTCCACGAGATCGCTCTGATTGAGTACCGCGCTGCTGTGCGAGTTTGTAGAAGTCCTCCAGCGAGATATTGAACTCGCCCTTGGTGTCCTGGACAAATCCGAGCAACTCGCCTCTTGGACCTTCAACACGACGAATAGTCGGAGGTGGAAGGTATTTGACTCCAATAACACCCCGATCGCTGGCAAGCGCTTCTCCGAAGCTATTGTGAACCACCACTCCTTCAGCCACGAAGTTGTGAGCATCGTCGTCCACTTCGATGTCGTAGACATCAGCCTCGCCAGACGCTTCGACACTCAGCAGGTTCTCAGACATGAAGCCCGAATCCATCTCATGGTACGAGAACGTGAGAGTCGCAGTCTCGGTGGTACTCTTCACCTTCTTTCCGGCAATCTCCTTGGCCTCACGGTGACGTGTCCGAAGCTGACCCGACCTGTACCCCAGACCGTCGATCAGGTTCTTCAGATCGCGGGCAAGTTCCACGTTGGCGATCTCGAAGTGGTAGGCCCTACGGTTCCATGTTGGCTGAGATGTGGTCCACCCATCCGCATCCATAAACCCTTCGAGAAATGCTTGACGATGCTCCATCGACAACATCCCCAACCATGGCGGAAGCCGCTTCTTCGTGGCCCCGTTCCGAAACCCCATCGACAACAGGAAGCACTTGAACAGGACCGAGTGGACTCTCGTGCAGCACCCGTCGTCTGACACAAACGGATTCAAGTCCAGTCGCCTGAGTAAGCCGTCGTAGTAATCGTTCTGATCCTCATTGATCCCACGGGCGTAGGACACCGTACTGTTGCCCGTGTTAGTCTTTTCCGTAGCCAGATACCCGTCACCCCACCAGAACCCAAGGAGTCGCGTAAGCCACGGCTGAGGATCGCTGGGAAGTGTGAAGTCGTTGACTACGTTTCCGCCAACCGACCGCTCCTTCGGGGTCACCACCTTGACGAACAACTCATCCCACGACGGGTTCCTGTCTACCTCGGGCGCACGGGTCGCGATCATGAGTTTAGGTGTCTTCGATTTGTCGATGCCCCCAGATGGGTACCGAAAGACCTCCAACTCGGACACCTTGCGCCACTCAGTGCGTCCGCCACCTAGATCCACCAGGATGGGGTGGTTGGCTGTTGCCAGGATCTCTCGATGCTTAGTACGCACCCTGAAGATGCTCTTGACCCCGTTCTCGTAACGCTTGACGACGGTAAACAGGACCGCTTTCCCATCTTTGTAACCGAGCACCCTGGTCCCAGGCTCGATCGTCTCGATGGCTCGCTGCCCATGTTCTGTCCACACGCGGGTGCCTGCTGGAAGACAGTTCCCGTATTTGCATAGCGTTCGCGCCAAACCCCAGTTGTCGTTCTCCACCAGCATGTTGCGATGGAGCATGTCGTTCAACGATTTGGCGGTGGTGTTGTCGTCTGAGGTCACCCATACAGACTGACCGTCGCCGTCGAGTCTGGGCATCGTTGAGTCGTCTGCGTAGATGTCCAGAGCTGTGTTGTGAACCACGACTCCGTGCGCGACGAAGTTGTGGAACCCTGGGACGTTCAGGTCGTAGATCGCCGGACGCTCGTCGAGACGCTCCACCCTGAGCACACGGTGGTTGCCACCATCGACGATGGGGTCGTTGCCTCGCATCTTCTCGGCCTGCTCGGAACGTCTCTCGTCGGTCCACTCCGGGAAGAAGCGACTGTTGTCGAGACCCGCGATGTGATGCCCCGCGTGCGACGACGGGGTCTCGATCGACAGGTTCGAGGGTGCGTTGTTGAGGTGGTTGTGATCCTCGTGATGTACGACGTGGCCAGCACCAGGCTCCACCCCGAGCAATACCTCGGCCACCACCCGATGGAGCCAGACCCATCGCTTCCCATCGCTCGATCGGATACTGGAGTCCGCATGAGGCTGATGGACCTGCCAGTACGGCGCTGCATCGGCAGCGTTCAGGCTTCGGAGTCTGACGTTCCCAGGCATGAGCCGTTGCCACATGGGAAGGTCTCCGGCCTGGATCCACTCCTCGTCCTTCGTTAGGAATGGGTGGTCTGCCGTGCAGATGATCTGTTCCCCGTTGTCGAGGGTCACCCGCACCATCGACTTGGCGTGCCCCTCCTCACCGGAGAGAAGAGCCGTTCCCGGTGCGGGCACCAGGGACCGACAGGACTTGTCGTAGGCCAGGACGTGGAACTCCTGCCCCACCAGGTCCCGGATGGGCACCCACCCACGCTCCAACGTGAATACCGGAGCATCGCCGTGAAGGCACGAAAGCTCTGGGTATTCGTCCATCTCCTCGTAGTCTGTGTATCGAGCCTGAAGATCCTGATCGATACGCAGGTGCTGGGCGAGGCTGTCGTAGCCAAACTGACTGGCGAGGTTGTAGGAGAGACCAGCTCGCTCGGAGCTTGGCATCCCACCTCGGCTGATCTGAGCCGATTGGATCTCTGGTGCCGCTGCGAAGAAGCCACGGATCTGGTTGCCGACCCCCTGGGTGAACCCCTCGACGATCTCTCGGAAGCTTCTCGCCACGTCCTCGTTATCCCTTGATGAACGGAACCGGACCATCGCCCGGCTCGAATGTTGGCGTCCCGCCTACAATACCCTGGTGGTCGGCCTTGGTACCACTCTTCTCTTCCATCATCACCTTTCCACCCGACACCCAAGAGTCATCTGGTTTCTCCTGGCCGTCGCTGACCGATAGTCCTTTGACCGGAGGCACTGGTCGGCCAAGCATCCTTTTGGTCAACGAAAAGACGGCACCAGCAAGAGCGTCTGCAACGTCCTTTGATCCGATGACCTCGTTGCCGTCGGGACCCGTCATCCGGTCAGGGTGGTCGATCTTGACCCGGCCGCCGGATTTCATGATTCGCTGCACTGACCGCAACTCAGCTTCCAACCACGGGTGAGGATGAAGAACGACACGCCCTTCATAGATGGCGTCCTTGAGTGTGTCGTAGGCGTCAGAAGTCTTGTCAACCGAGACCACCTCGGCCTCGATACCGCGCTTCCTGAGTTTCTGAAGAGCATCCGCGGAGTTATGGGATACGATTCCGTTGGCCACGTACGACGGATCCCCATCAACTTCCAGATCGAAAACCTCCGCCTCAGACGAGTGGATGTCCACCACTCTCACAAACTTCCGACGACCCTTCACTACCGAATGACGCTCCAACTCCGCTTGCTTGCGCTGGTAGGAAAAACCAACCGTATCCAGAAAGTGTCGTCTCGATCCCCTCAAGCCAACAACGTACTGGAACCCATCGGATACATAGTCTCCAGGACGACCTCTCTCCACGGTGGTGAGGCACGACTCGATCCCAAAATCCACCCGAAGCATCAGGCGAACTTGATCTGCCAGTTTTCTGTGCTTGGTTGACAAGGAGACTTTTCCGTCGATCCGCCCAACGTTCCCATCAGCAGCAAACAAGCCACGCAGGAAAGCGGCACGCACCCTACGGCTACTTCTAAGCACTGGGAGTGGCACGAACGGTTTCACAAGTCCGTTGCAGTTCATCCACCGAACTAGCCACCTAGAGCTGACCGACAGAGTCCCCACCACTCCCCCGGTACCTCTGAAATCCGGCGCGACTCCGAAAAGTGACCGGAAGATCTGCGCTGCATCATCAGCCTCGTCAGCGGTAACCGTCAGCCTGACCCCGTCCATTTGGATCTGCCCATCCCCCCACACCAGGCCCAGCCACTCGGCGAGCGATGGGTTCATTTGCGTAGGAAACTCCCACGCGTCGATGCTAGACGGCCTCCAACCCCCTCGACGCCACCCAAGTTCGGACTTGTCGCCCACGAGTTCCGCATCTGGCGAATCCAGATCAGTTGGTCGATCCCAAACCCTAACCACGTCACCGGCACGGATCTCATCTAACCTCCTCCACTCCCACACGGGTTCTCTGGTTCGCCCCCACTCGTTCTCAACCAACCCGGTCCACCCAACCTGGACCTCAATGCGGTGCCTGTGCGTGCCCTCAAGCACATCCCCGTCCCGGGTGGTCACCCGAAGCGTTTCTCGGCGCCCGAACGAAAATACCTGCCGAACCTTGCGAGCACCAGACCGAGACTGGACCTCATCCCCGACAACCACTTCCTCAATAGGAATAATGCCTCGTCCGGTGTGGATGAGCGTGCCCTTCGCCAAGCACTGGTACTGATCCATGGAGACGTAGCCTATTTGAAAGCCATGTCCCGAGAACTGGTAGAGGATTGACCGGACGTCACTGAGCATGATCTCGTCCCCCGGCGGCGGCTTGATCCTCAGCACAAGATCGGATTCGATGACCGGAGCTAACTCGTTGTACTCTATGCCGAACGGGTCGCGCCTGATGACCTCCTTCCACCTGGCGATGTGAGCGATGACCAGGCCGGTGCAGTCTGCGGTGAGCGATGAGTCCCAATGCGCATAACGGATGGCTCCTGGATGCCGAAGTGGGCGCCACTGCTGTTCCATCACGCCCCCGGGAAGACGCTGTTCGTACGACTCAGCAATGGATCCCCAACGGATGGCGAGCGGTGTCCCAGCCACCCACGTGTGAGTAGGCCCCGAACCTTCGTCCCCTAGCGGATTGGTGAGAACGTCAGCCCCCATGTCCACCGACTTCGTGATCATGTCGATCCGAGTCATGAATCGCGTGATGGCCTCAGTCGCGATGCCAGCGATCTCACGAAGGGCGTTATCGATGTCACGCTCAAAATCGTTGCGCCACTCTGTCGGGACCTCGATAACGCGCAGTCCCATCTCCTCCCATCGGATCTTCTCCGCCTCGACATTGGCGTCTCTTTGGAGGATTCGACTCTGTATCTTCTCGTTGCCAGCTACGACGTAGAACATCTCTCCAGAGTAGTTCCCTGGCTTCACGTCCCACGTGGAGTATTCACGGACGAAGAAACTCTGATCGTCTGTCTCCTTCGCCTGCTGAATCCGCTTCTCGATAAAGGCGGTCGGTCGCTCTTTTGAAGAGACAGTAAGAAGCACACCGGGAAGGCGACCAACCTGCTGGAAACGCGACTTGATGCGGCGAACGATGCTCTTGTGGATCTTCTCGCCGAGGTCTTCGACTACAAACTTTCCCGAGTTGTCGATCGTCTTTTGGTCGCCCATGAACGAAGTGTTGTGAACCACCACGCCATTAGCGATGAAGTTCCCTGCGGGCACCGACATCACGTCAAATGTCGGACGGCTTCCCGCACTTCGGACTGAGACAACCCGGGCCACAGCTTGCGTTCGTCCCAGACCTCGAAGGTCCACCCTTTTTCCTTGCAGAAGTCGCGGCAAGCCTCGAACTTCACCTTGTTCTTTCCGTAACCAAAGCTGCGAGGCTTGACCTCCACCAGCACCACGGTGCCATCGGTCTTGCGGACCTCGAAGTCCGGCAGCGTCCAGCGTGCCTTGCCATCCATGGCATAGGGAACCCCGTAGGGCTCGTACGAGAAACTCTCGACAGAGGAGTCCTCGTCCAGAAGTCGCATCGCGTGCTTCTCCCACAGCGACCGGTAGCCACACCGGCCACCCTTCTTCGTATTGACGTACCCCTTGTACTTGAACGTCGAGTTGGCCCAGCGTCGAACATTGGCCTCGCTTATCTTTTGTTTGGTCTCCTCCGAATGCGAAAATTCCCTGGCCCGATTTCGCTCCGCCAGCTTCCTCTTGAACTCCTCTGTGTGACGAAACAATCGCTTCACCTTGCCCATCTTCTTTCGGTAGCCCGGATCCTTCCACCGGACCCGCATCCTTTCGGATGCTGCTTGGCGGGACTCCTCCGACCAACCCTTCGGCGCCGACTTCTCCAGCTTTAGCCGGTCTCGCTCCTTCTTGATGTGCCCCTCCAAGCCATCGTCTGTCACATCCGTCACATCTATCCCTGACTTCCGAGCCTTGGTTCTGATGTTGGACAGTCGAATCTTGCGTTTCGTCTCCTCCGACCTCAGCGGCAGTTTCCCCTTGAGGGCTTTCCTCGAAACAGAGATCTTGGTTTTGGTCTCTTTCGTGTGCTTCCTGCCCAATACGAACTACCTCATCTCCTGCCCTGAGCTGGTCCAGCGGCACGTACCCTTGTCCAACCACAAGGAACGGATGCTCCGATGTCGCCGTAACCACGGTGCCGTCATCAAACTCGACGTCGAACACGTCGGTGTTGGTGGCCTTCCTGATAGTCCCGGTTGAAGCAACCAGATCCCCCGTCTCCTCGTTGAACGACACGATTCCTCGAACGATCGTTCCGTCGCCACGGAACATCTCATCAACCCTCTTGTACCCGTCGACGGTGAGGACACGAGTGGATCCTACCACACACTCGTCGATGAACCCACTGAAAACGTTAAGTCCGATGATAGCGGTTGATCGCGTTGACCCGGCGACCACCCAGATCTGATTTGGGAACTCGATCTCCAGAGAACTAGGCGCGAACCGAAGGTGTTTGAAGTTCTCGCGGAAGTAGGGTGAGTGATCGATCTTTCCCTTCAACTCCTGGATAGCCACACGCCTAGCAACCTTCTCGGACGGAGCGAGCATTGCCACGTAGATAGCCGACCCATCACTCAGTCCATAGGCTCGCTGCGGATGACGTAGGCAGCTCATCTGGTAGAGCACGTAGGCCATCGCGCACGTCGCGAAGTAGCTATTGTGAACGATGGGACCACCGTTGATGACCATGTTCCGCGTCGACGGCACGCTGATCTCGTACACATCCTGCTCGCCAGTCACGACGATGGACTCGACCCGATCCCACACGACGTCGCTCGCCATCCTGACGTACCGGTAGTACCTTCCCCGGTACCCAGTCTTCTCGCACAGGTCCACGAACTTCTGGGTTCCCATCATGGACCCCTTCATCAGGTTGCCCATGGAGAGCCACTCCTTGTTGGTCCACGGGCCCGTTTCCATCCTGATCTCCTTCAACTCCTCCACGCCGATGGGCACCACGTCCCAGTTGGTGTTGGACCGGACCGACATCGCCTGCTCCCGAAGTTCTCGGCACGCCTCCTCCTTGCCAGGAATGATTCCCACACGATCCAGGAAGAGGAGTTGGCTAGGTGCGTCAGCGATCTGGAGCCTCCACGCGTCGTGAAACGGACCCCCTCGGACAGCACGCTTCGGCTTGTAGGACTTGCGGGCCACGATCCCAAATCGCCTCAGGAGCGCCTGGAGGTCGTCCACAAGGCCCTCTGAAGACAACCCGATCTCGATTTTCCTGGGAGACCCCAGGTAGACGCTGCCATCTGTGAACACCCATCTCAGGAACATGGCTAGCTGCTTGTCGGGAAGCCCAAAAAACGACGCTGGTACACGCTTCTCCGTCGAGTTGCAGTCCAACGCGAGGGAACGAACGAACGGAAGCATTCCCCTGAGGTAGACGTGATGAGCCCCTTTCTTGAACACATCTCGCCCGACCCCACCCCAGCCACTGATACGAGATGCCGACTCGATTACCTGGTCTACCAGGCGTCGATCGCCTTTCACGTACTCACACGAGCCATGCCCTAGCTTGGACCCGTCCGCGACAAGAGCAGCAGCAACCAGTACCTCGTCGTCAGTCCTTGGGTCCCCATGGTCGGGCGCCGGCACTCTCCTGGCCACCGCAACCATGTCCCCAGGATTCATCTCCCCGAGAACCCTGTAGCCACCAGGCACCCGAACCCTGTGATCCAGGGACACCTCGAACCACTGCCCCGAGGCCAGAGTAGCCTTGGCACACACCTTTCGACCGCTCTTCCATACCCGGTTGACCCGCTCCGATCCGACGAGCCCATCGTCGGTCATCGACGCAATCGAAGAGCAGCACTCTTCCTTGACACTCCTCCTGTTTCCTGTACCCTGGTCTACGTAAATAGTTGATATTGCTAGACATTTCCCCCAACCGATTGACCCACCGAGCGCTCCCTCGTGGTAGTCGCCATCGAACAACTCGACGAGGTCTTGCTTCAGCTTCGGATACAGGGTCCGGCCGATGTGACCGATGTAGTAGTCGTCATCCAGAAAGCGCTCAACAGACACCGGCCGTATCCGGTAGTCGATGGACGTCAGCTTGCTGAAATACTCAGGGAGGTTTCCGCCGATCTTCTCTAGGGTCTCGATGACCGCGGTCTGCTCTCTGAGGGTCATTCCCTCCAACTCAGCAGAGAGTCGCTCTTTTTCGTCTTCAAGATCCCGAACGGAGCGCGGCCGTCCTTTGTCGGAGATGATACTCACTCAGATCATCCGGCAGCTTGTTCGCCTCCGCCGTCCTCGTCTTCGTCTTCCTCCTTGGCCAACATCGCCTTCTGGTTGGCCTTCAGGCGCTCCACGATCGAGATGACCCGTCGCCTCGACCTCGGGTCATTGAGCACCTCAGCGGTCTCCCTGGAGTAGCCGTCGAAGTCTCTGACGTCGCCGCGGCCAGCGGTATCGCCGCGTAGGATTCCGAGTTTCTCTTTCACTGTCACACGCTTCATGAGCAGATCGGCCGCTGTTGAGAATTCCTTGGCGGTCATGTCCGAGAAAACGTTGACCTGGTGCTCGCGCTCAATGAGTCGGTCGAGGCGCTCCCTGGCAGACAAGTAGAGACCCTCCAACTCGTGCAACTCCTCGACACCCTCTTTGACCCGTTTGTAAGCAGCTCGGGCCATTGCGGACGGCAGAGCGACCTTGTCGACCTCGTCGTCCCGTCCGGTGTCGTACCACTCCGGTACGTTCTCGGCCTGGATCTCGCCTCGCACCCCGGCTTCGGTCCGGGCCATGCTGTTCATCTCTTCGATGAGCGCCCGTCTCTTCTCCGCCAGGGCGTTGACCAGGGTCTTGTGCTTGATGTCAAGCAGAGCCTCCTGATCGTCTTGGATGAACGTTGCCACGTCAGATGCGCTCGTATTTTCGAGCAGCATCTTCTTCACCGTCTCCAAAAACGGAAGGTTTTCGATGAGTTGGGCCACGTTGGGCCTGTTGCGTGCCACGGTTGCTACCTTTGCGAACGGTTTCTACCGAACAAGATAGCGTAGACCGGTGCAGACGTCTGCACAAGCAAGACAATGCATGACGATACGTGGCCTATACGTGAGTAGCGATGGCCTCCAATTTGGCTGCCAACAGGGCCAACTCGGCTTTGAACTGCGCCCTCGGAACGGTCTGCATGTCATCGATGGTGATGTGTTGTGGAATCGCGGCCTTGTCGACCTTCATCACCTGGTCGTGTTCGTTCATGTAGGTCGGGTTCTCGATGTCGTCGATCCACGCATCGAGGTGCTGCTTGATGAGTCTGAGATCGTCTAGAACCACATCGCGACTGACGCTCACGCCGCGCCCTCTTCTTCGTCGATGGTCTGCATCAGAGCGTCAACGTGCTGAAGACCGAACACCACATCCAACGAATCAGACGCTACCGCGATGACGCGCAACCCGAACGCTCTCTCGAACGCTGCCAGTGTCTCATTGCGGAGATTCGCCGAGTGCTTGCGAACGTTCTCGGCAATGGTTGTGCTGTGGAAAGCGAGAAACCCAGTCGCGACGAAGTCGAGTAGGTAACCCTTGGCGTCGTGGTTCTTCTCTTTCTCCGTGTTCGTCTTCTGATCATCGACGAAGAAGCTGGCACAGTTGCATGCCGCCTCGATATTCGTCTTCTGATCCTTGGTGAGCCTCACGGTCATGTTGCTTCGGATCTCTTTGTCTTCAGAGTCCGTGACAGGATCAGCGCCAACGTCGCCGAACACATCGACGCCATCAGAAACGGGATCCTTGTTGTCGGTGTGGCCATCATAGACAGCATTGCCTTGTCGGGCCTCACGGTCGGCCTGACGCTCCTCAGCTTCTGTTGACCGTCTGATGTCCTCTGTTTCCTGACGCTGTTTGTGTCGCTGTCGCTGAGCTTCCTTCGCGCGACGTACCTCGTCTTCCAAGGCGGCCACGGACATCTTCTGAGCCTTGTCGACCCATTTGTCGGCGTTCTTTTCGGTTACCACGTCAGTGAGTGCCGCGGCCTTCGATATCCCCAGAGGCTTGACCTTGTCGAAGACCGCGCTGTTTCCCAACTCCAGCGCGAAGTACCGATAGATCTTCATCAGATACATCGCTTTGCGCCACTTGAAGGTGACCTCGTCGTCGACGTAGCTGCTGAAACTCTCGAACCCCCAGAGTTTGAACAACGCCTCCTTCTGGATCATGTGAAGGTGGCGACCTATTTCGAAGTAACTCTCGGCAACGTTGTCGCGAAGTTCAGTGACCCGCAGACGGATCTGATCGGCAGCGACCTTTCTATCGTTCGATACCTGCGGAGGAGCAATGTTGCTCCCAGACACCGCTACTAGGTTCCCCTTTTTTCCCATAACTCCCGCGCCTCCTTCTCCTCAGCAACTGCTGTGTCAAACGTGTAGCGTGCTACGACGAACGAATCTGCCTCATGGTCGTTGGCTACGTCTACCCCGTAACCGTCTCTCACGACTTTTGTGATGTTTTTTTTCCCGTCGGTTTTCGACCCGAACGAGCCGCCGTATCCCAAAACGTGCTTTCGTGATGCCTGAATAGCCACCGGACTCACGTATATCGAACACGCGAGTCGAACTTGGGTTTTGATGGTGCCGCCGATCTCGCCAAGTTGATGCGCGTGATACCTGGCGTTGAAAGCGTAATCCTCAATGCCAATGTGTTTGACCCGGAACTCTTTGATGCGCCCAACGATCTCGTTAGCGATGTAGATGAGGCGTTCTGTCTTCTGGGCGGAGCTAGCCTTTGGCTCGATCTCTGTCTTGATCGTCAGCGTCCGAATCACGAGACCCGCTTCGGTCAGGATCGTGATCCCGATGTTCTTCAACGAGAGGTCGATGCCCATGACGCGACCACTGCATCTCCAATTTGATGCACTCGCAGTCGCCAAACGGGAGCTTTCCGCCATGCGGACAAGCTGGGACAGGTCGGGTTTTGTCTTCGAGCGCTTCGCGGAGGTCACGGATTTTCTTCTTCTCTCGCGTCATCAACTTCGTGTCAAACACCACCTCATGTTCGACCATCGCGTTACAGAACTTTTTCGCCCCTGGGTTGACGTAAATGAGTCTGCCCTTTCGAATATCGTAGGTGTCCATGTACCAGTGAAGTTGGATCACATCCTTTAGCCTCGGCTCATCGCGCAGGTAAAAAAGTGACGTGGTGGTCTTGAGATCGAAGAACTCCAGCGCCTGTGCCGGCAGCTTGAGAATCCCGTCGCACGGGCCACGCACCAACTCAGAGTAATTGCGACACCATGGTTCTTCGAATCTGAACGGGTCGAACTTGCTACTCTTGTACTCGCAGGTCTCACACGTCTCTGGCATGAGTACCGAATTCTTTGGAGTCACCGGTGACATCCACCCCTCAATGAGTTTCTCTGGTTTTCCTTTCTCGCTGTCTTTCGTGTGCAGATGGCCGCACTTCGGGCATCGCCATCCGCCGTACATCCACCCCATCGGGCCCATCCACAACTCTTGGAAGATGCGGTGAAACGCGGTCCCCCGATCGATTGCCCATCGCTGCTGAACGTCGAAGTTTTTGATCGCCATGCCGTAGCCCATTCGCCACGCCATGACATGCGCCTTTGGGCACAACGTCCCCATCGAAGACGCAGGCAACCAATCCCTGGGACCCGGAAGTGGTTTTTCACGAGATTCCGGAAGGAACTCGCAGAGAACATTGAAGAGTTTACTGTGATCCCGTTGGATCGCGTGCACCTCCTCGATGACGTCGAACAGACCCACTACGCCTTCTCTTTCATGACTCCGCGATAAACCAATCGACCGTGAATCGACTCAAGCACCCCTCGCGGAGATAGATCCGGCGGCTCCGCGATCAGCGCCTTGGCGTCATTCAGCGACGCCCTAACGGTCGTTGGGACATACGCGGTCACCTGACCATCCTCAACACCTATCACGTCCCACGGGCGCGGCTGCGTGCCATCGCGCATGTACGCGCGCAGTCGCACGAAAGCATCGGTATCGCCCATGGTCGTAGTGAGCCACAAAGCTACCTGATGCACAGTCACCGACTCCGAGATCGATGTCTTGAGCGATTCGTCCCAGGCCACTTCCCATAGCTTTTCGAGCGGGCGCTCGATACCGCGCCTCTTCAGATCTTCAAGCGCCGAGATCGTCGCACTAGCAGTCTCTCTCCATTCACCACTGAGACAACGAGTGCCGCCGATCACCTCGCTTAGACTCATCTCGTCGATCGATGACACTATGTTGTCGTAAGCACCTCGAACCCAGTCATCACCGGGTCGCTGCCCTTTCCACGTCGGCCGTTTTCCTAGCTCGATTTCACCGGCCTCGTTGGTGAGTTGATAGAAGCCGTCGCCGTTGGATTCGAAGATCTTCAAATCTCCGAACACCTTCTTGGCCCAGGCGTCATCAAGGAACTCTCTCACCTCACCTTTTTTGACGAGAGAGTCACGTAGAGCCTGAACACCAACCGCTTCGTTCTTCTGGCCTGCGTAGATGGCTTCGTGCTTCGACAGGCGTGTGAGATACGACCTGTACCGCTTCTCGATGCCTGGATCGTTCACAGGTCGTTCTTGATTTCGAGGCATTCCAAGAGCCACCTGATGACCGACAACGGCATCGCTACCCAATCTGACTCTGCTTTCGTTCCGTAGATTCCAGAAAGACGCTCCATGACATGATCATCGAACTGGACAGCTAACGCAGGTCTGGCGTTCTCCTCGTTGGCTTCACGCGTGATCTTGGTCAGCCACTCAGCCTGAAGACCAATACTCGCCTTGCCCTCTACCCTTTTGTTTTCGACGAGTAGCCGGAAATCAACGATGTCGGCGAGCACGTCGCCCTTCGCTCTTGGATCAGATCCAGAACCACGACGTCGACGACCACCGATAGCTAGCGCAACCTTTTCCTCATGCGCTTTCGGCTTCTTCTGATGAACACGTTTCTTCTTCTTCCCCGCCTCACTGGCACGGTGTTTTCTTAGCCGATCCTTCTTCGCTTTCGAATCGAAGTAACTCGACGCATCAACGTTTTCATCGTCGGTGCGAAGCAGGTTCGGTTTCGTTTTCGGACCAATCACAACACACCCCTACGACGGCGTAGCTTCCATCTCCAGCCTCAGAAGAACGTCGCGGATCGTCCGGTACAACTCCGGGTCGTCCCGCAAATCGTTGGCGATGGCAGACTGTGATGTGTATTCACGATCACCGAGTTTGTAGACCTTCTTGGACCCGCTCTTGTCCTGCTCGACAAGCCTTGCGAGAGCGAGTTTGGTGATGCGTTCGTGATCAAGAACGGTACCCGCTGGGTATGCTGAGGAGTCACGTGTTGACTGACGATAGTTGCCACGTGTTTTGAGCATGCCTCCGGCTTTGCTTTTGGTGACCTCGAAGTGCAACTCTTCCCACACGTTGACCTGGATGATCTCGTTCTTCGAGCCGTACTGGTCCTCTGACGTCTCTGTCTTGCCGTGCCAGAACTTCACCTCATGGACGACCTGAAAACCCTGCCCGAGCCCGCCAGGCATCGTTGCTGGGCTTCCGAACATCACGCCGATCTTCACTCGCTCCTGGTTGATCCAGATCTGGGTGAGTGGCCTCAAGCCGAAGCGTTTTGAGTTCAGCATGTGCTGATTCCAACGCCTGATCGCCTTGTTCATCAGTCTAGCCATGAGACCCTGTTGCCAATCGGTCGCGCTGCCCTCCAACTCAGCCGTTGGGGTCAACGTAGCAATTGAATCCAAGACCTGAAGATCGACCTCCATCGTGGCCAACAGTGCCGCGATCAGATCGATGGCTTCCTCGGCCGACTCTGGATGCGTCAGATAGAGACGCTTCACGTTCACGCCGAGTTTCTGGATCCACTCCAGGTCAAGCGTGTTCTCCATGTCGACCCAATTGACGATGACCTCTTCGTAGCTGTTGAGCAGGCTGAGTTTCCATGCCTCCACAGCTTCACGGTGTGCCTTGCTGTTGATCGGCACCATCTTATCGAGGTACCCCCATGCAACAAGCGTCTCTCGATCCGGGTCTTCCGGGTCGTAGAGTGGCGACCCTTCGAACTCTGGGTTTGGGTTCAGATCGACGTGACAGCCACACCACCCTTTGGCTATCCACCGACCATCAACATTTTCGGGGTCCGGGATCGACTCGACCTCGCCGCCGAGGTGAAGAACCACTGCGTAGATCTTAGTTCCACCGTCGATCTTTTCGTAGACCGCGTTGGTAGAGATCCCGATCTTGGTTAACTCGTATCCCTCCGCTGCCAATTCAGCGTGTGCCTCGGTTCGGTCCCAGGTCTTGTCTGTCGAGACTTCGATATCGACTGGCAACTTGTGACTGATGAGTCCCCGATAAATCGTCCAAGAATCCTTGTGGGCCCTTCGCCAGCAGTTGCGACAAAGCTTCTGAGCGATGCCACAGATACGAGCTGCTGACGTTGTCTTCCCGCCCGACTTGTTACCCCAGAACATCGTGACGCCGCCCACGCGAATACCGCCACCCAACCGGTGATCCATGTCGAACGTTCCGGTCGGAATGACTCGCTTTGGAAGAGCTGCCATGTCAGCTCTCTGGATGGCCTTGATGTTGCTCTTCGCGAGAATATCGATCGCAACTTTTAGTTTAGGGCGCCTCCTCATCATCAGATCGGGGCGCCTTTCTTGCTTCCGCCACCACCCTTGACGCGACCAACCTCCTTCGTGACACGCGCCTCACAGAAATCGGCGGCCCATTGGTCCGCCAAGTGGATGTCCTCGACGTAGCATGGCACCTGAACCGATACGTCGATCCTGGCCGATTCGTAATTCCCGAGGTTGAGTGTCATCCCATAGCTGCGGCGCACGATCGCTGGAGTGGTCTCGAACTTTTTCATCTCCAGGTGCTCTGACGTGTCGGTGATGATCTTCCCCTCGCCGTTACCACGCACGAAGCGATGGTTGACAGTGAGCATCACCGGTTTGTCCTGTGCCTGGCTTCTCTCGTCGTCTGACATCTAGCCTCCTGCTTCTACTCGTCTTCTTCGACCGGATGGAGTTTCACCCACCGGCCATGCTTCTTGCCATGTGTCTCTTCGAGAATCGCCGCGAGGTCTCCCTCGCGATCGAACGGAATCCCCATCTTTCTCCACTCGTCACTGATGCGGCCTAGCATCTGCTCATCGACCGGGAAGAGACGACGCCGATCTCCGACCTCATTCCGGATCGCCATCATCATCCCGCGGCTGTAGAGTCGGTAGCCTCGTGTATCCCGGAACGGCGTCTCTGGCACGATGCCCTTGTTCTCCCAGTGGGAGATCGACTGAGCGCTTCGACCAATGAAAGAGGAGAAGACACCCACTGAGTAGAGTTTGATGGTGCCGCCGTCACCGGTCTTGTACGATTTCGCCGACCCCAACCGGTGAACCCTGACGCGACCCTTCTTCCGCCTCTTCTCACGGTACTTCTTCGAGGAGTCGAGCGACCGAGAGCGATACTCATTGTCCTCCTGATACCGATCTCGTCGCTTGCGGTTGATCTCGTCCTTGTTTTTTTTGTAGTACCGACGGAAGTAGTCGGGATCACCCTTTTCGGGATTGGTCATACGCTCGCTCTCCTATTACTCTCGTCATTTTGAGCGTATGGTTTGCGTTTGTCAAGTATCGCCGGCAACCCTGGCCCCAATGTCGTTGTAGAAGGCCAATCGGTATCGTTTTCGCTTCCTGGCCATAGGGATATAGACATCGACGATGTCGGTCAGAATGGGATCTGGCTTTCCCTGGCACCTGTCCGCTCGCCAAGCGCAGTAGTGCTGACAGTCCTTCGGTCCCATCTCACCACCGAAGCGCTCAGGTGTACACCATCGCCTGATTCGGCCAGCCGTCTGTTCGATATCGGAAACAGGTGATGCAAGGATTTCGGTGTCAATGGCCGGGATATCCACGCCTTCGCTGCACATCTGAAACGTAGCGAAGATCACACGAGCCTGTTCGGCCTCGAACAACTCTTCTTCGGTCACGGTCTTGGTCTTCTGCTTGGCCTTGGTCTGGGCGATGTCGTAGTCCCTTGCGAGCGCAATGAGTTGCTTTCCAGAGAGAACCTCAAGAACCCGAGGCGAGTAATCATGAAGGTAGAGTTGGACCTCGTGTGACTCGATGTGCACATCTTCTGAGTCTTCGTTCTGATACATCCACTCTCCACGCCGTCCGCAGTTTCCCTTCCATAACTGTGGCGCTCGCGGCTTGGGCCCAACCCTGCTCCTGATTGCTTCGTCGTCGGCGTCGAGTCGAGTCACGTGTTTGCCATTGGCCTTCTGTCGGCGAAAGTGCCGATAGATGATCTCAATGGCTTCGTTGTATTCCTCCGTGGTTAGGTCTTTCGTGGACTTCAACGAAAGCGTGGTCTCGCCAGTGAACCACTCGCCTACGTAAAACCCTGTAGAGAAGTCTTCGATCCCCTCCGCCTCGGCCTGTTCTCTGATCAGTCGCTCAAGCGTCTGGAGTTGTTCGAGACGCTCGCTGACGATGAAGAGTTTCCGGCCGTTTGAAGCACGAAGCGCCTTCATGGCCTCGTCGGCGATCATCGCGTTTCGTCTCTTCATCTTCGTCATGATGTTGATGACGATCGATGGGATAGCTCCTTCATCGGAGAGGATCCCGTCACCAGCTCTGATACCTGTTTCGATCACTCGCACCGATGGCACAGGGGTTACGGTTTTTGCGTCGTAGAGGATGTCTCCAATCGACCACCAGAAGACATCGGCGGCGCCGTCTTTACGCCTCGGCGTGGCCGTCAGTCCAATGCGGTATTTGGCTGGGAACAGAGCTGCCACGGGACTCCATGTGAGCGCTCCAAGACGATGAACCTCGTCCACGGCTAGTACACCCGGGTATTCGTAAAAGGCCGCGGGGTAGCGCCTGATGCCGTTTTCACCCTCCAACGCAAGTGACTGGGTCATCGCGATTACGAAGTCGCACCCTTCGAAATCGCACTGATCACCCTGAACGATCCCGATCTTGGCCTGTGGAAGGAATTTGCTGATCCGCCTGACCCACTGTCGCAGCAGGAACTCTTTGTGGACCACAATGACCACGGCGCGGCCGAGTCTATGAAAGAGGGCGAGTGCGGCGTTGGTTTTGCCGAAGCCAGTGTCGCCCCTCAGTACGCCTCCTAGGCGCTTACCAGCGTCGATCTCACACCTGCTGATGTACTCGCTGCTACCTCCCATCGCAATGGCGTCGAAACCCTCTTGAGCGAGCCTATCGTGCGCCTTGTACCAACCCTCGAACGCCGAGATGGCATCGGCCTGTTCGGCGTACTTTCCCTCCTGACGAAGCAGACACTCGATGTTGTTCATCGGCTCGCCGATCGAGTACCGCCAGACGACGCTGTTTCCTTTTTTCTCCGATGCAGTGTCGAAGAAGTAGCGTCTCGGGATCCCAAATCGGTTGTGATCACGATCCTCGACAAAGGTGTCGATGGGTTCGGTTGGTGCGTCGTCGAAGACCTTGTACTTCTTCGGCACAATTCGAAGATCGCGCTTCAAGTAATCGACGCCGTCCTTGCCTAGGCCATCCCAGGGCAACCACGCCATCCCCGATATCTCAATCCTCACGAAACACCTGCCGATAAAAAGATGCCTCCGGGGTCCGTCCAGTGAGGGGAAGGGGAGGACGAGACCCCGGAGGCTATTGCCACCCAGTGCAGACGTCTGCACAAGGCGCGGCAGATTTCAGTAGGGAACGTCGTCTTCGACAGGATCGGCACCCTTGCCGCTGTCGTCGTCGTCGCTGAAGTTGCTCTTGTCGTCGACCTCGTAGCCGCCGCCCTGGCTGAACATGGCGTTCAGATCGGACAGGGATTTCGGCTGGATCTTTTGGTCCCAGTCCCATGGCTCCCACGGATGCCACTCCAGAAGCTTCTCGACCGTGACCTGTTTGTCCTGGCTGAGTTTCGAGTTGCGTCTCTCCGCGTACGCGTTCATCTGCTCCATGCAGTAGGTCTTGATCTTGTCTGGCTCGATCTTCGTGACGAGATCGAACTCCGATCCACAGACCTCTGTCATCTTGCCAGGCCGCTCGACGTCGAAGATGAGACCACGCAATCGACCGTGTTTTTCACGGAGTTTGCGAAGCTTCACGAGAACGCCCGGCTTGTCCTTGCCGCCGAGTTTCGCTGCGAAGATCTTTCGAGTGAAGCAATACTCGACGTTGGTCTTCTTCGCGAAGAACGGGGTCATGACAATGACCGTGTGCAACCCGATGAAGTAGGGGTACTTGCCCTCGATCTTTTCGCACGGAGGACAATCACCACCGTACTGCTTCTTGAGGGCCTTGTTCCTGGCGAGACAGACTTCCAGGTGCCGGAAGTCACCCTTGTAGCTGAACTGGTGCTCCCAGAACGACGCCGGCTCGTCGTCGAGGAACAGCAGCCTTTTGGTGCATTCCGCTGCGGTGAGGTTCTTCTTCGGATCTGGCCATGGAATGAAGAAGCGTTCGTTCTTCTTGCCGTCGTCGAACGAGACGTCGTCCCATGCTGATTCGGTTGCGTCGTATCCGGTGTTGTACCACGACATTTCTCAATACCTTTCCCTCCCCTCTCTTCCGTGCTCACTCTTGGAGTACGATTAGGGGATAACTTGTCTAGTCTTTCTTACCCCGTGAAATATGAGTGGTCAAGACTTCATCGGCGCCGGACCCATAACCTCTTCAAGGCGTCCTTCTTGTAGCAATTTGTTGGGGTCCGTTTTGTTTGGCAAGAGCTTGCGACTGACAGGAATCCGATCGGCAACCATCTTCTTCACGACGGCCACGATACCAGCTCCTGACTGATCCCCATCCCCCACAACAACGACGCGTTCGTTGTCTCTGATGACCTTCTCGATCTGCGACTCGCTTGGGTAACTTCCCAGGATCGCGTTGACCGGACGATAACCCGCTTGCCACATCGACAGAGCATCGAGATGTCCCTCGACCAAGTAGATGCGACCATCTGTCCTGTCTACCTTGTAGCGGTTCTCGCCGTAGAGCATCAGGTTGCGTTTGAAGCCTTTGCTGTGGAGATATTTGGGCGATGCGCGGCCATGACACTTCGCACACACCGCTCGCTGTCGCTTCAACTCCGAATGGTCGCACGCAGGGCAGTGAATCCCATCCTCCATATCACCGTACTCAATGTGTCCACAGGCTGTGCATACGTTGGGGGATATCGTTTCTGGCGGCTCTAGACCGCACTTAGAGCAACGGTAGAGTCGACCACTGATAGCCACGAGACGACCGCCTCTGTCCCGCATCGGGAACAGGAGACGACATCCATTCTTGTCGTGCCCCAACTCCCATTCACGACACGTGTCGATGGTGAGTCCTCGTTGCTCCGTCGCGTACAGTGGAACGCTCCCAGCATGCGGCTCGTAAGTCTCCCATGGGATCTCAGGCATCTCGTCTGACTTATTGGCCGCGATGTAGTCGTAGAAAACCTTGGCCTCGGTGTGAGCCATCAACGGAGTCAGCTTCTCCTGTTTCTTGAGTGCATTTTTTTGCTTCTCGGATCGTGCGATGTACCCCTCGGCCTTGGTTCCAAAACCAGCTTTCTCTCCGAGGTTTTTGGCTCGCTCACGCGCGGTGTATTCGACGGCCTCGTCGATGCTCTTGGCGTCGTTGTCGAGTAACTCAATCCATTGGTAGTGATCGGATCCAGTCAGAGACCACAAGTCACACAACAGATCTCTCAGGCTCCCTTTCTCGTGACAGGCGAGGCACGAGTAGATGGGGTCGCCGTATTTCCCGGCCGGAAAAACGACCATCGACGGATTGGTGTCCCTCCTGTTCGGGTGTGTCCACCTGGCGAGTGGACAGGTACACCTCACCCGATCGCCGGCAACGGAAACACGATCCGCTCCGATCCCTCGCATCACCTCGGCGAGGCGATAAGCGTCCACGGTCAGCCGTAGAACTGTTCTTCAGGCCGCACCTGGGTGTGTTCGACATCCCACCAAGGCGTGAAGTCGTCCCACACCGCGACGGTCTTCATCGGATCCAAGAACCGAAGCAGCAGGTTTCCGTATGTATCGTGCTTGTAGCGAAGTCCGACCTTCGTCCCATGCTTGCGTGAGAACATCACGACATCACCGATCCTTACATCTGGCGGTTCGTGGAAGATCTCTGGGTTACCCTCGGGCAACCCCTGCTCCTTCCGCTGTTCCATCATGGCGTCGCTGTACAACGGACCGCGATAGCCGTTGCCGACAGCCACGACCTCACCGAAGCGCCATTCGCCGAACCGGTACCGCCAGAACTGTTCCTTATCCTCGTCGCCTGACAGCAATCCACCAGACCTGCCCTCTGGGATGTAGATACCGCCCTTGGTGATATTCTCCTGACCGTACTCAGCCACCAAGATCAGGTTTCGGGTGCATCGGATACCACAGATCGATTTGCCTGCATCCGGGTTCGTGCTCTTCGTGATCTCCATCTCCAGCTACTCCTACTCTTTCATCTGATCAGCTATTTCTGGGTATCGACACAGCAAGCAGATGGGCAACGGTGACACATTACTCTCCACCGCCACTGCCATCTCCACTCCACATTTTCGACAAACGATGTCCATGTTCACCAAGTCGTCGATCTCCGAGATCCTCCCGTCGTGGACCGGGTGTACCTCCGACTGCCTGGCCAACTCAAGAGCCTGAAGTCGCATACCGAGGCGTTCGTTTTCATGCCTGGTCATCTCTTCTGCGACCTCTGCTTCGATTTGCTCGACGAGCATGGCTTCTTTGATTTCACTGAGCAACTCCTCGCCAGATGCCAGCACGCTTGGATCGACATCGACACCGAGTCGATCGATCTCGCGTTCCATCATCCAGCACATGAACTTGAGCTGAAGCGCTTGGTGGCTGTACACAGATGGCCTCAGTTCACGTCATGCGGCCCGTTCGGGTCGTGCTTGTCGTAGTCGTCCATGATGGTGTGTGCCTCTTCCTCGGACAGTTTTGGATTCCTGTAATTGGGCATCGGAGCAGGTCTCGGTCGCGGTTGCTGCACCCTGTCATGAAGCAGTGCTTTTGCCGATCGGTTGGCAACCGCCGACAGGTAAGTCAGCACCTCATGGATCGCGTGCGCGAGTATGGCAACGCCGCCGCCGAAGAGCATGGACTCAAACAATCGGTTTCCGCAGTAGATGCTCCACCACCACCCGACCCAGAATCCGACCCAGAGTTGCTCGCTCATGACGTTGACGAGCCAGATCCAAAACCCGTGGCTGCGAGTTCCAAACCACGCCTTGAGTGGATCGAATCCAATCGAGGCGGACACGATGATAGCGAACCCGACCAACCCGATGATCGACTCCACGCTGATGCCTTTGATACCCATGACCTACCTTTAGTACGGAACGTCGGCGAAATCCTTGTCGTCGTCGCCGGTGTCTTTTTTCGACGGTCGCTGAGTCGAATCTACGCGAGTTCCAATCTGTTCGAACTTCATCGACTCCATGTCCCATCGAATGACAACGTGACTTGCTCTGGCCTGACGCCGAGCCTTCAGCGGCACGAACATGAGCTGCTTATCCATCTTCATGTCGATGTCCTGAAAGAGCGCAAAGAGGTTGTGACAGTTGTGGACTACGACACCGTGACACAGGAACCGGTGGTCCTCGTGGTCAACGGTGATGTCCCACATTTCCTCTTCGCCACCAACGCGAGAACCTCGCACCTGCTCTAACACGAAGTCGTGGTGCTCCGGATAGACCGTCGTGGTCGACCACCGACCAGGCGTTTTATTGCGATCCACCAGTAACTGAGCAGCCTTCCTGACAGATCGCAGTCCCACCGACCCCATCCACCGCTGGGTCTCCTCACGACCCAGCCACACCCGAAGCGAATCCCTGGTACCGTCATAGGAGTACCTCCTCACGGTCGGGTTGAACCCACCCATGCGAAGCAACTCGGTTGCGCCCATGGCCAGGTCGTACGACGTGCTCGTCAATGTGAGTTGACCGTTCTTTGTGATGCACCCGTCGGCCTCCATCAGCCCTCGCACAAAAGCCAGCCTCACGTTTCTTGGTGCCTCCCAAATCCTTTGAGGAACCCTCTTCTCGTAGGACAGATCCGGCCGCATTCCCAGCCACCTTAGCCACCTCACAAACCCTACGGAGCAAACGTCCACAATGTCACACGTCTGCCTCTCATTGCTGGACCGCGGCTTGTGCCGCGCATTCAGACCAAAAGCCGCGAGCTGTTCAGTGATCCACTTTGCAATCTCTGGATCACGCGGATCGATCGCCCAAGTGACACGGTTACTCGCTCTCACACAGCCGTCGCCCACCGTGTATCCGATCAACTCAGCCAGTTCCTCCGTCCATGACTGTGGGTAGACCACCTGAGCCTCGTTGTTGTGCTGCCGATCTCCGTCAAACCCACGCAAGTCGACAGACCCTCCGCTGGCCACCCTCTGTCGAATCACCCAGTCTCCATGGCGCAGATCACCAGACCGGACCCACGACACAGCGCCTTCCCCTGTCATCGATAGGATCTTGTGGTCCTGACTCGCTCGCAATTCGAACCCACTGAACAACTCCAGCGTCAGGACTTTCTTGGGACCCGTTCGCCACGACCTTGCTGTAGCCGTCACGTCCCCCACCACCACCTCACCACCGTCGACCAGTGACTCAATGGGAACCGCACCGCGTGGCGTATAAACCAGCGACCCCTTCGGGACGCAGTCCTGTAGAAGCGCATCAGAGAACGCGATCGCATTCTCCAAACCGCCGGTCGCTTTACCGCGCTTCACGGAGACTGAATCGTTTTTGCGGACCTTACCATCGCGCGATAGCTGGCTGATGCCCAGGATCGGCACCTGCTTTCGTCTACTCAAGCGCCGCATCCAATCGAGGGTGTCGACGAACCGATCTTGTCGCGCGCTCCGGTTGCCCTTTTTCTCTTCGATCACCCGAAGCATGTAGACCGAGTCGAACACTACCAACCCAGGCTCGACAGCATCGATCGTCTGCTCGATCAGGTCCGCTTCGAGTCGCTCTTCGTCATCGAGAATGTAGAAGTGGTTGCCGGTCTCTTTCAGCTTCTCGATGGTCTCCTTCAGGGATGGCTCACCGAACTGACCGAGGCTGCCGCCAACGAGATCTCCGTATGGCAACTCACCAACCTTTGAGACGCAACGCTCTGCCAGCTCCACTTCGTTCATTTCAGGACTGACGACCAGCACCTTGATTTTGGAGACTGACCACACGTAGAGGGCGATGATGAGCGCGACCCATGTCTTGCCTGTTCCTGGGCGTGCTGCGAAGAACGTCAGCGTCCCTGGCCACATACCCAAGGTCATCGCGTTCATGGCTTCCCACGGGAACGGAACACCTATCTCACCGCGCTTGGTACGGTCATACAACTCCTGCACCTTCGGAGCTGAATCGGCGAGTGTGCTGAGTCTGACATGCTGAGCCTTGGCGTTCTTGAGCGCGTTGGAGAGTCTGTGGACCTCTGAAACCGAGTCGGACTGCTCACCTTCTTCGAGTTTCTCCAGACTCGTATGCAACCCATGCTGAAGGCACCGATACTCGTATCGACTCCAAAGCTGATCGGCGATGTAGGAGAGAGTGGCTTGCTCCTCTTCTTCTGGTGGACGGATCGGCGCTCCTGTTTGCTCGACCACGATCCCGAGACCAGGCATCTCGCCGTGTTCCTTTTTGAAGGTCTCGACGAAGTCCCAGGCGGAACGAAAGAGGCCGGTGAACAGCATCGTCCCGATGCCAAGATCACGCGCCTCTTTGAATGTAGCTTCGCTTCGCGTTGCGTACCACAACGCCGCTGAATCGAGATCCACGCGTTACACCTCACGCCGTTTGCCGGCGATCCCATCCCTGAATGGAGAAGGGAGGTTTACCCTGCCGCAAGCACTTTGCTTTCGCGGAGACTCTCCCCTTCCGCGAAAACAGGTACCATGGATTCTTTTACCACATCCATCATGGATGCCTTGTACCGACTGCTGAGTCGAGTCTGATCCAAGTTGGTTGTGATGATGGTCGTCCGCACATTGGATGCACGGTGCCGAATGAGGTTCTCGAACAACGTGTCCGAGTACCCAGTCGTGCCTCGATGATCTTTGCCCAGGTCGTCGATGATGAGCAAGTCCACTTCGCGAGCCCGATCCATCAGAGTCAGATCCTCATGAAATGGCGTTCTTTCGATCGAGGATATGCGGATGTCCTCGGCCGTCGCGAATAGCACTGGCGCGCCTCGCCTTCTGGCCTCTTTCGCGATGACGATGGCCGCGCCGGTTTTCCCGGTGCCGTTTTGACCGTAGAACAGCAACCCATCTCCGGCATCGAGATGCGTGTCGAGGTTCTGTAGATAGTGCTGGACGTTTCGCCGCACATGCTCGTTGCCGATGCCCGAGAACGATACATCCCAAAACCTCTGCGGGATCCGCATCAGCAGAAAGTGATCTGCCCTCAGCGGCGTTCTGTAGTTCGGCACCCTCACGGGGATCGCTCCTGACTATCGTTCCTGACTATATGGTAATGCCATGTCACGTCACTCGCCACTTCCAGTGGGATCAAATTATCCACTCATCGTGCCCGCCTTTGTGCTTGTAGTTCTTGTCCCACTCACGATCCATGAGTTGTTTCTCGTCTAAATCCAATACTTTACCGTCGATCAGCGCCACCAACGATCCACGCATCATCCAGAGGTACCGAAAACTCGGGAGTCCCTCCATGTTGCGCTTCTGCCACCAACCGACAAAGCGGACGATCATCGCCTCGGTCTTTTCATACCCCAGGCCCTCTCCGCCTTTTTCTTCGTCGCGGAGTAGCGCCCTCATGAGCTTCGCTTCGACCGGCCCCCACTTCTGAGGCTTCACGTCCTTGCCGAACTCGCGCTTGATCTCTTCGAACCAGAAGACCTTGAGCGCCTGCCACGGCCTCACCTTCTTTATCCGCTCGCTTCGACGCTCCTGACGCTCTTTGTAATTGGTGGCCGCCCTCTCAACGTTGGTCTTCATCGCCTGCGTACGTGCCTGTGTACGCGCGATCTGATGAGACACCACAGGCTTCTCAGGTTCCGAATCTGCCTTCGCGGCCTCTGCTGCTTTTCTCTGACGACCTACCCGAAACAGTTCGTCCTCGAACCCCATTGCTTTGCTACCCCTTTTTACTACATCGATAGCGATAGTCCAACATCATTCCGAAGCGATCACATCGGTGACATCTCTGGTGTCGATTGTTTGAAGACGACCGTGAATGAAAACGTCGGCCTCGTAGTAGACCTCGGTCCAATACTCGCCGAACACGGCCGCGAGGCTTGGGATCATCATGAGCGCTTGTACTTCGGTTTTCTGTTTCAGAATGTCGCGCGCCGTACGCACGCTCACTACTTCGCCGACCTGGTTATTGCGAAGCACCACACTGAAGCCGACGCGAGGTCGCGGCCACATCTTCAGGAGTTTATCGATGCGTCGCGCTGTCTCTTCAGGGCTTATCTGATCGTCCATGCCCAAGGATAGCGCTACGAATGCCAATGCGTTGCATCAGACGCTTGGTGAAACCCGTACTCTCTTTGATGCCCAACAGGTATCGCTCAGCGTGCACCGGCTTCAAACGCCCTCTGGGGTCCAAGTCAGGCACGTCAGTGTGCGGTCCTCGGTTCTTGAGCGCGAACGCTTGGATGGTTCTGCCGGCAACAGCGATCTCTTCCTTGCGCTCGATACCCCATTTTGAGCCGCCATAGAATACGTGCCACGCGCACATCTTGATCGCGTCGCCGCCGGCCGCCGGTTCTGTGATCCACGATGCCCGCTCCTTGCACCCATCGGGTACCTGGCACCTAAACCGTTGGTCACCGGTGATCGCAACCAATACGTTGTCTTCGTCGAGTAGCACTACGACTGAGTTTCGCTCTCGAACTCCAACTCGTCGAGTCCGAGCACCTCGTGCATGGAGGGGACTCTCGCTGGAGGAGTATCGAGCGACTCACATACGGGATCTGAATAGGCGATGCCGTTGTCGCCCACAAACCAGTCCGAACACCCGCTCGTCCCCACCCGGCACCACAGGGCGTTCTGGGTGTCCGTGGGTATCCGTGCCAGACCTCGCCGGCAGGCACGACGATCGTCACAGGCGCCCTCATCGACCTCACAGCGTCCACCCCAGGCAATGGGCGTAGCAAGGCCCGTAACGCGCCGCTGGTCCCGTCCTGTGACGAGTCCACGGGCGACCTCTGCCGTAGCCAAGCACCCTTCCTGAAGCGAGGGTCGATCTCGGCCGACTGGGGTTGTCCAGCCGCGGTCGACCGGGAAACCCTCGGGTTGATCGCAGCTCAGGTTGACGTTGCGGATCCAGCGCTGCCGAGAATGCGTTGGAGGCACCATGCCCATGGCTCTGCTGGAAAGTCGACGAAGTGTCGAAAGCATCGTTTCGCCATTCTCATCGCACTCGGTGATGCGCCTGATCATGGCCCGGTTGCAGCTCCTCGACCGTACGCCGCCTGCTACCTGCCAGATGCCGATCACGTCTCTTTCACTCATCCACTCGACCTCTGTACCTGAGATCCGAAGTAGACCCAGAACGGTCGCCTCTACGCCAGACTCATTGGGCACATTCCAGATCTCGTCGCGAGACACTTCGACGCGGCCGGTCCACCTGCGTTCCAACTCGGCTCGCTGAACAGCCGACAGTAGAATATCGAAGCTGGGAGTGACCTCTTCATTGGACGCGTCCTGCTCGGCAACCTCGATCGGTGGCTCAGCAACGGCGTTCTCTGCCGTGGCTTCCGCGACGACGATCTGGTCCATGCTCTCTACGGGGTCCTCGCAACCGAGTACGACCGCAAACCAAAAAAAGACGGTGACGTTCATTGTTCCCTCAATGGCGTGGGTCCGAGATCGATTGGTCTGCGTCGAGTGACACAGCCTCGATACCCTCCTCACGGTTTTTCTGAAGTGCCCCGGACGTTACTCGACGAAGATCAGGCTCGCAAGTCGTCCTTGATCTGATCTTCTGTCATTTGGTCCCATCGCTTCTGAAGCCAGGCGTCGATCTGATTGCGATGAATGGACCATTTCTCGTCGAGGCGAGCAATCCACTCCATCTTAAACGCCTGATAGAGACTCGCTGCCACACCATTCGGCATCTCCAGGTGGTACGAGAGGATCGACAGCGCAAGATCTGCCGGCCCGCTACCGTTGTACCCCCACTCGAATCCGGTCGGACTGTGCCGCTTCACATGCGGTAGATCGGTGATCTTCCCGTGCTCCTTGTCATCGATCCAAACGCGCGTACCGCTGTCGATACGCTCGCCGTTGTAGGTCAGGTGCCTCGACTGCATCACATCACTCATGATCTTCTCCATCTCCGAGCACCGGGATCTTGTACTCGCCAGCGATCGCCTTCAGGCCAACCTTGGTGAGCGCATGCATGACGAAACTCTCGACCTCAGCCTTCGCATGAGTCACGACCCTGTCTGCGCTTTCCTCGAACTGCTTCACGACGAATGGGGCGTTGCTTTCCAACTCCATGACGACGCGGTCGAGCACTGCAACGATCTGGCGGACGCGGGTCTTTGAGACAGCCGACTTGCCGTCCACGATCTCTTTGGCTTCGGTCCGTGCGTTCTTGGCCATGTCGACGAGATCGCTGATCTGGTCCTTGAAGCCGTCGCGGATCTTTTTGTACTCCGCCTGCGTATCCTCAGGAACGTCTTCCATCCTGATGTGATTTATCCGGCGGATGGTGCACGGGATCCCGCCTCCCATGTTCATCGTGGTGATGGCCTCGGCGTACTGGGCCGCGCTCATGTCCACTTCTATGAGCGTGTTTCGCTCGTAGTAGTGATCACTCGACAGGCCATGAGACACCGTCGCCCGCATCACACTGAGTGTGATGTAGTGGTTGTGGTGGTCGAGATGCGATCCGAACAACCGCGTTGCACCGCTAACCCGATGGAAACTGACAAGCCCGAACGACTCGTGATCCTCTCGAAACTCGTCTCCAGAGTACCGCTTGACCGACTCGGTCTTGTACGGAATGCGCTCTGGATCCAGCACCCCATGCTCATAGCGATTGATAGCGTCTTCGAGGGCGTGGACCTCTCCAGTGATGTCGCTGAGAACCGCGGGCCTGCTCTCAAAAAACCGCCCGGCCTCCTTGCCCTTCTTCGTCCTCTCGTGAAAGTCGTGAACCGTGCCGACGAGACGCTTGGCCCGTTGAAGGAGAAGCTCTACAGCTTCCTCGCTCCCCTTCTTAATGTCCTCGATCGGCATTTTGGCCCTTCCTTCCTGCTAACCATTGTTAGCATATGAAGAGCGTTTGTCAACAGCATCAAAACCCGAGGGTGGTTTGCTTTTCGTCGACTTCCTGGGGGTTGGCGGTTCGGTGGGTGATTTCCGGCACTCGATGCAGTCGTTTGGCGTAGTCGCATCGAGCCTTGGCGATCCGAACGTACGGCTGCTCGTCGGTGTCGGTCAGTTCGATGCCGAGGAAGCTCTTACCCTCCCAGATCGCCGCTACGCCCGTTGAGGCGACCCCGCAGAACGGATCGAGCACTTTGCCACCCGGAGGTGTCACGAGGCGCACAAGGTGTCGCATGAGTCCAATGGGTTTCACTGTTGGATGAGTATTCTTTCGCTTCGTGCTCCTACCAGCACCAGCGCGAGGATTGGCTCGACCAGCGGAACCTTCGACACGGGTTGGATCAACCCACTGGTGATCGAACTCATCCAACCCCATCTCACGCTCACCGGTGCTCGCTTTTGGAGCAACGACCCCGGTCGGGAGAATGCGCATCAGCAACTCTTCAGGAAGCGCCGTGATGATGGCCTGGTTCTCCTGGTCGCCGATCCGAAAGTGCTTGGTGTAAGGACCGAGCACACCGCTCAACCCAATCTCGGCGTCGACATCCATGATGACCGACACGCCATCAAGTCCATCAACGTCTTCGTCCGAACAGATAACGGCTGACGGCCATCGGCCCTCAGAAGTTAGCCCTATCGTTCTGCTTCCTGACAAACCGGATCCGTACACGTTATTCGCATCAGCACCGGTCTCGTGATCTCGTACTACAAGTGGCCGGTCGACCCCAGGGAGACGGCACCCTTTGATGTAGAGCCCGCCAGTGCCGTACTTCAGGATGTTGTCGACCAGTGTTCGGCCCTCGAATGGCTTGCGCGCTAACAGCCACGGCTCCTGATTCTTGAGCGCGGTGCCCCAACCATCCCACCTCGCAGCCTCTTCAGTCGCAGCAGCGGTGACGACGCCTACCTGATCCGGATTCGAAAAGCCGTAGTTATCGTGTTCGGTCCGACCCTTCTCGATGTTCGCTCTGCGAACGAAGTCCGGTCGTACACCAACCACCTCACGCTCTTGACCAAGTCTCTTGTCGATGGCCTTGGAGATGTTGAGGCTTTTGGGAAAACTCGATGCGCTCACCCAAAAACCCATGGTCCGCAATTCGAACCCGGCATCCTCAACAGCACTCGCGAGTCGGTGGATGGTGCGATCGGCGCCGAAAACCACAGCGTGAGCCCCTGGCTTCAAAACGCGAAGCACCTCTCGCCATAGACCCACATCGAACGCCACCTTGCTGCCGTCCCACCTCTGTCCCATGAACCCGGTGGAGGCTAACTTCTGGGGGCGTACGACAAGATCAAACGAGAGTGCCCTTCCTGTGGAACCTTCTACGACGCGGACACGTCGCGACTCAAGCACGGACGGCAAACCACCTGTAGCCGGCGTTGTTCGTACAAGCTTCGCGCAAGTCGCCTTCGCCATGGCCGCGAACATGAATGCGCCACCTGTGGTGAACTGGTCTTCCGCTCCCCTTCCTGCGCCAACCCGAAACACAGGGAAATCTTCTGCTCCCGCGAGTGCGCCTTCAAGGGCCGCAAGCGGGTCAGTGGTCTGACCTACAACCTCTCCGCCGAGGTTCGTGAAGCACTCCGAGAGAATGGCAAGAACCTCTCGAAGTTCCGGTGGCCCATGAAGTCCGCCAACCTCGATGCCTTCCGCCGTAAATGCGCAGCCAACATGAGCGAGCGTATTCAGAACGGAGACATCACCCCCGTCTCCAAGTTCGAGCGCGAAACTGCCGATGTGATGCGGCGCCTCGGATTCAACATCGAGACATCCGTTGGCATTCGTCAGGCCAATGGACGCTTCGTTGCCGTCTTCGACATCACCATCCCTGATCGACGCATCGCCATCGAGTGTCACGGTTCCTTTTGGCATGGTGGCCGATGGAGTTGGGAGCGACCCACCAAGGCACAGGCGCGCAATCTCGCCTACGAAGAACGAAAGCGCGTCCTCGCCATCAACCTCGGCCTGGATCTTCGGGTGTTGTGGGAACACCAGTTCCACGAAGACCCGATTGGGGCTTGCCTTACCGTCTGCCGATAACTCGTACGGCGGATCGGTCACCAAGGAATCGAAGAGGCTGTCAGGGAACGACTTCAACACCTCACGGCAATCGCCATGCCGAATGTCGATGATCACCCTACAACCTCCTCGGGCACGCCTTCGAAACCAGGAAACCCGAGTTGACCGATCTTCGGCATGACGTCGCCAGCGGTTTGTCGCTGACTGCGGTACAGACGCGATGCACGTCGAGTCGTCCTAAAGAGTTGTCGGCGTTGCTGATCGAGACACGAGTCCTCATGCCGCACGAGGTTGTGCTTGGCGAGGTTGTGCCCGCGCTCAATTCTCCTACCGCAGTAGCAACAGCCCCACGACGTTTCGTGCGGCATCGGGCCTCCATCTGTTGCTTCTTATACGATGGAGTATGTTAGCGCAACTGGTAACGTCTTGTGCAGACGTCTGCACCTACCAGGAGTCGCGATTTGCCGGGTCGCGGGCTCGGCGACGGCGCTTCTTGCGTGGACGATCATCCGGATTGCCGGAACTCCTGTCCATGTCAGATCCGAAGTCGGACCGGTGCCCGCCCCCGCTGCCGCCCCTGGGGACGCGCTCGTGGGCCTCGTTGACCCTGAGATCGCGTCCTTGGACCTCTTGGCCGTCGAGGGCCTCTATGGCCTCGTTGACGTCCATGGTGGTCGTTACGAAGCCGAAGCCACGAGACTGGCCTGTGTCCCTGTCCTTGATGATGACGACCTCATCAGCCTGGACACCGAGAGATGCGACGTGAGCCTTCAACTCGTCGTCGGAGATGGAAAAGGGGAGATTCCCCACAAACAGTCTACTCACCGCTACGTCTCCTCTAGAAAGAACCAGACCGAATGATATGCGAATCGGTCTGGTCGCCAAGGTCGATTGCGCCGAGCGCCGAGTCGACCGTCGTGTACTGCGTGATCTTGCCGAACCTGCCGCCATTGGCTTTCCTGACGGTGACCGCGCTACCCATCTTGTTCTTCGCCAGCTCGTAGGTGTGGCCAGCGACGTTGACGTGAACCCAGCCGCCCTTCTTGAGCGCTGCGACGACGTCCTGTGAACCCTGCTTCACCTCTTGCAGGTCGGAATCCTTTTCGGAGACCCCCGACGCCTCATTGAGCGCCGTGCTGAGCTGGTCTGAGTATCCCATGGAGTCTCCTATCCGGTGACCTTCAAAACCTTGAACTTCTTGTTCTTCTTCAGATCCGCGACAGCGCCGCGCTGCATGTTGATCTCATAGCGGTAATCAGGACCGTTGTCCTTTCCGCTTGGACCCACCAACCCTCCGACACCACCGTAACGCTCGGCTTCGCGCCACAGATCTTCATCTTCGTGCCCGGCGCCCTTGGTGACGAGCGCATACACGGGTTGGAAGTCCTTGTAGTCGACCTTCACGCCCTTGCCGCCCTTGAGCAGATCTTCGAGCGAATGCTTCTCTTTGGCATCCATGTACCGCCCGCGGTTCTTGAGCGCCTGCGTGCTGCCCTTCTCGATGAGGTCTGCTGCAATCCACCTCTGGATGAAGTGCTCCTTGTCGTACGGGTAGGAGCGGTACATGACCCTATCCCCGTCGACCTTGGTGACGACGATGTGCTTCGGGCTTGTGCTCGCGCCGAGGTAGTAGACGCGGTTCGGGAGGATCGAAACCTTGCCGCCACCAGGCTTCTCCAAGCCGCCAGCGCCAATGACGTACCGAGCTTCCTGAAGACGACGATCGTAGTCTCGCTCCTGCACGGTTCGCGAAAGCGGTTTGGTGTCGACGATCATCTCGAAGAGTTGGTCTTCCGAAACCTGCCGATCCTCACCCCTGGCTTCGATGAAGAGTTTGTTGATGCCGTCGCCGTGCGCCACTTGCTCCTCCGTCGACACCTTACCGGGCGGGCTCGTCATACGACTCATGTTGACGAGTTTGTATCGAGTGCCAGCGCTCACTTTTCCGGTGCGACTACCACTGATGACCACCTGGCTATGATGCTTGCCGTCAGTGTAAACGTCCACAGACGCATAGCTGCCGCCAGGGCCCACCGAGTAGGATCCGGTCTTCTTGTCACGTTTGTAGACGGGTCCTCTGATGATGATACGACCATTGCTGGTCTCCGCGTGGTTCACATTGATCTCGTAGACCCTGGATCCGGAGTTGCCCTTTGTTTCCAGGCGCACATCGTCGCCCTTCTTGATCTTCGAAGCGGCCTGCTGCAACGACTCTGTCAGATCGTCACCGTCTACGTGGTTGAGGTCAAACTCGACCTGCGGAGTCTTGATTCGGCTGGCTCCAGCATGACCGCCGGGTTCCCCAGACATATGGGTTGCATGGCCTGGCGGATGCGGCGTCCAACCCATCTTCCCCTTCTTGCGGCCTTCGAGGTACTTGAACTCGTAGAACAAGCCTCCGTGCATCTTCTCTGACTTCCCGGTGTACCTGACCTTCTTCCCCTGGAAGTAGAACGTCTGGTCCTTAGCTTCGGTGACGGATTCGCCCAGCATCTTGAGTAAGGCTCCGAGCGCTGGCTTCGCATCTGGCCCAGCTTTCTCCAGGGCCCTCTTCACCACCGACTTGAGATCGATCCTGTCGCTGTCTGCCCACCACTCGGCGCCGATCTTCATCTTCCTCACGTAACTGGGTTTCGGATTTTTTCCGGCCCTAGTCGCAAGTTTGATGAGGCTATCCCGAAGCCCGTCTCCCGTCGATTCACTGAGGTACTGAACGATGCTCATAGTGCGTTCCTTACTCACCTTGACCGTGAGTCATTCACCGCGACCTCACCGAGGTACTGAGTGATGTCCAACTCGGGTTGGGCGTCGTTCACAAGCCCGCCCGCCTTGACCACTCGACCGAAGACCATCTTCTCACCAGGACCGAGTTTGAGTTTGGCCTGGTCAGACTTGATCTTTCCCTTCACCAACGTCTTCTTCTTCAACCGCGCACTCTTCATTCGCGCCGTTTCCTTCTTGATGACCGCTGTCCCGGCACGAAGCGATGCCGTCTTCTTCTTCGCATGGAGGGTTTGCTTGATGAGCGATCCCATCTTCTCGGCATGCTTGACGTTTCGCGGCGTCGGATTGCTCTTGGCTCGCTCCTTGGCAACCAAAGCGGCTTTCTGAGTCTTCAAGAAGCTTTTCTTCTCCTTGGCCGGCATGGGGCCGATCTTCTCGCCGGTGTCCATGTCGAACACATACTCGCCCTTGGAGCCCTCGTACATCGCTCGCATGGCGTTGGTCGCGTAGATCTCGGCTTCGTCCATGATCGGAGTGAACAGCCACCCGTCGTCGACTGCTTCGACCATGACCGCGAATGAGAACTCTTCGTCCTCGCGCTTGAGACCTGACACTGAGGACTGGATCATCTTCGACGTCATCGAGAGCCCAGATCGGAAGTTGCGCAAGAGCACGTCCATGCCGCTGAGCGGACCGGACAGCATCGATTTTGCGACCTTGGGATCGATCTTGTGGATGGCATCGGCAGCGCCTTCGATGCGCTTCGCAAGCGAATCAGTGACCACCCACGCACTCTGATCGCCGTCGACCAACGCCTTCATGAGGTTGAACCGCTGCTTGTCAGACACTGAGCCGCGACTTAGCGCATCTTGGAGATCTGGAAGAACACCTTCGCCGACAATACCCTCGAAGTCCTCGAAGCCATGTCTGATGCCAGTGAGATATGCACCGACATCACGTTCGGTCTGACTCATCTGGTCGCTGACCCTCTTCTTGTAGACGGTCTTGTTTGCCCACGTCTTGAATTTGTCAGCAGCAGCCATGATCTTGTCGGCGGTAGGAAACAGTCTCCCCTTGAGCACGTCACGCATGTCCATGCCGGATACGCGCTTCTCTTCGAGACGGCCCTCTTCCAAGTCGCCAAGGAACCCGGTGATGCCCTCACCGACGATGTGCCGGTTGTACTTCTTGGCGTTGCGCTTGATGGGATCCATCTTCTCGCGCCAGTACACCTCGTCAGCGGAGTCTTCGAAGGGTTGAGCCTTCCACGCCTTGTGGTGCTTCAGTCTGGTCGTGAGATCGGGTCCAGGCTGCGGCGCGCTCGGATCTTCACCTGAAGGTCGATCGCCCTGGCTCTTCTTCAACTCCTTGGCGATAAGGTTGCCGAGTCGCTTGCTGATCTTCTCGTAGGTCGAGTACGCAAGCGTCCATCGCTTGGAGCTGCCATCGAACCTGAACCCAGCCTTCTTCAGAACGCCACGGATCGGATAGGTGTTTCCCGTGAACGAAACGTCAGCCTGGCTGAGGGTGCCGTTGCCCTCCCATGACATCTTCATCTCGATGCCGTAGCGCTTGAGGCGCATGGTGCGTCTATCGTTACTGAGCACCCGATCGATCTGCGCCTTGACGCTTTTGTCGGCCGGTTCGTTGTCGGGTTGAATGCCGACCTTCGCGATAGTCTTCTGGTTGGATGCAGCCATCCGCTTGTTGAAGTCGTCGACGAGTTTCTTCAGCTTCGGAAGCGCTTGATCGATCTTCTTCTCGGAGACCGAACCACGAAACATCCCACCGCTACTCTCTGGGTTCGTCGAATAGGCGTGGTACAGGACCCAACTCTTGCGCGGGTCCTTTTTGTCGAACCTGAAGCCGAGTTTCTTCAACTCGTCTTTGATCTGGTAGGTGTTTCCCCATACGCGAATCGCGTACCGCCGAACTGAGCTGCCATAGCCACCGAAGTCGCCTGGGTGGGTGTTGTCGACGTCGTAGTAGATCTGTCCCTGGACCTTGTCGCCGCCGCGTTCTTCTTCGAGCCTGGTTCGCGAACGCTCGTTGATGGTCTGAAAACCGATGCGGTTGCTCTCGTTGAGGATGTCGAACACCGGATCTGCGCCATGCATGATCGCGCTGTCGATGTACTCCAGCTTCCCTCGACGCCTCGATTCCGAGACCTTGTTGCGATCGCGTGCCCAGTTACCAAGCATGTCCACGGCTTTGCTGGCGATGCTTTGCAATTCGTTCACAGCCTTGCGCTGATCCTTGTCCTTGAAGCCAAGACTGGCCGCACGAAGACCAGACATTGCCGCGGTGAGTAGGTTGTGTGCGTCAAGTGGCCCGGTGGGATACTGAACCTTGGCGCCAGTATCCGAGGTGAAGATGTCTCTGTACTTCGTCCTCCAGTCGAAGAGTTCGCGCATGAGCATAGCGGACACTCTTCGTGCGACTTTGTCGCTATCGGACTTGGCCAACCTGGACAGGTAATCACGTACCGAATGAAGTGCGTTGAGGGAGTCGCCGTAACTCCTCAGCGAATTCGGTCCGCCGAAATCATGCTTCCTGGCCTCATCAAGTAAGCCGATGATGCCAATGCCTGCTGACTCAGTCCAGTCATCGCGCTCATCCCCGAACTCGTCGCTCTTCTTCGCCTTGGCGTCGGCGCGTAGCTTCTGGTGGCGTGCCATGGCCTTGCCGAGGACCTTCTTGTGGGCCTTCTGGTACCAAGCTTCCGCAGACTTCTTCGCCTTCGGATTGTCGGATTCTGTCTCGAAGTACCGCTTGAAGATCTGGTCGGCCATCATCTGGCCGCTCACGCGAGCCATGAAGACGTAGTAGACCAGCGACGCGTTCTCCGGGATCGACCGGATGTACTTGCCCAACTTCGGACTGACTTTGTGGACATGGCGCAGCCACTTCTGAAACGCCGCTCGCGGCTTTCCCGCGATGAAGTCCTGGGTGTCGTTGAGGTGCTCGTCACCCTTGACGCCCCACGCGAGTCCAAGCTCCTGACGAGGGATGTCCTCGATGGCTTTTTTGACCTGCGGAAAAAGCAGATCACCAGTCCCGCCGATGGCTTCCTTTTTCCAGATCCGAAGCACCTTCGAGCTGACCTTGAACCCGCCGGGTTTCGTCGACTTGTCCTCGTCTCCGAATGCGAGGGCAGGCGTGGCCTTTTGGGCCTCGGAAAGGTGCTCGCGCTCACGCTGCACCGAGCGGTGAATGAGGAAATCCTGGAGACTCATGGCCGAATTACTCCTGCGTCAGAGCGAGGATGATCTGTGGCAGCGCTGCGTCTGACACCTGATCGGCGATGTCGATTGCAAGCTGGAAGGCGGTCACGCCCTTCAGCAGACTCGACTGCGAGAGGTTCTTCCAGGTGTCTGTGGAGCTGAAGCGGTACTGGACCCCCAGATCCGCGATTGCGACTTCTGGGTTGGCGCTCACACCCACTCCGCCGGTGAGAAACCCCGACAGAGTGTCTGTGCCACCGATCGTCACAGGAATAGGGAAGGTGCGGAGTCCGAAGATGACCCGGTTGATGCCCGTGGCAGTCATGCCGATCTCGATGCTCCGGTTGGCCTCGTCGACCGTAACGTCCCCAGTGTAGGACGCCGCTGTGTCGTAGTCCTCGACCAGGACGTCCATCTGCGGCAGTCCGTCGATTCGAGCCAGCATCGACGCCTTTGTGGCCGAGTCCAGGTTCGTATCGTTGTTGACCGCGTTCCTGAGCAATTGCTGGAAGATCGCGAAGGTTGTGACGGTTGACATCGAGACTCCCTTTGGACTCGCCTAGTAGGTGTCGCGAATATACGTCGCCCTTACGGCCCGGGTCCACTCCCCGGCCACGTGAATCCGGTTACAGATCAGCGAGAAGGCTCTTGAGACCCTTCACCGACGCCGGATCGAGGTCGCCGATGGCGAAGCGAACGCCTCGGAGGAACTCCGGATCCAATTCCGACTCGACAGCGACGAGTTTCTTGAGTGTGCCCTTGCGGGGTGCAATGAGGCCACCGTTCTGCTTCTTCCGGGTTCGCGTGACCTTGCTGACCGAGACCTTCTTGCCGGCGGACTCGGACACAAGCTTGTCGAGGGTCGACTCCGCCTCCTCATTGGAGAGGCCGCTGAGTTTCACCGCAGCCGAAGCGCTGATTTGACCGTCGTTGACGGCGTTCTTCACCTTGGTCGGCAGACTCATGATCTTCTCGTAGTTACGTACCGTCTGCTCGGTCGCCCCGATCGTGATGGCTACCTCGGCGTAGTCGCCGCCATTGCGCCTGAGCATGCGGCACACTTTATCGGCCTTGACGATCAGACTCTCGTCCATCCTGACCGAGTTCAGCGCCGCAGAGACGCGTTCCATCATTTCTGGCGTGCCCTTCCGAAGTCGGACCGGAACGATGATGGGCACCTCACCCTTCTTCGCCAAGCGCTTGTTGGCCTCTCTGGCATGGATGATCCGGCGCCGCCCGTCGACAGCACAGATCTGTCCCTCCGGGTTCTTCCACACAGACACGGTCTGATCGATCCCGAATTCCATGAGGTTGATCACGGTGGGTTCGTGGATCTCATGCCGGAGATTCTTGTCGTGAAGCGGATGCTCGGGACCATCCTTGGTATCGATACCGATGATGGTGATGTCCTCCGGACGCATCCGGAAGATGCTCTCGCGTGGAGCATCGATTGCGGTCTTGCTACCGCCACTCTTCTTGGACGTTTCGAGAACCATGGGGACTCCTCCTATTCCTGACCATCTTATAGCATGGTTTGCGATAGTCAAGCTGCGCTGGAATCCTTTTCGTCTTCTTCGATCTCGATACCCTTCGATTCGAGGATGTGCTGAGCGAGTTTCTTCACATGGTTTGGATCGACCTCCAGCTTCTCGACCAAGTCCATGTTGGGATCCTTGAGACCCTCGATCTGCTGCTTCTTGATCCCAAGCACGTCGGCGACGATTGGATCGGAGCCGTCTTCGCTCACGAGGTAGTAGGCTACCGAGCCATGACTCTGCCCGTCACGGTAGACGCGGCCTATGCAGTTGCCCACGACTGCCACCTTGCCACCACGCCTCACAACGAGAGTGCCTACCACATTGGTCAGGCACCATACGCGCTGAGCGCTCCACGGCTGCGCCCTAATCCTGTTGGGTTTAGATGGCCCCGGGAGCGACGCCTCTTCCGCTTCTGCGATCCAGATGTCGTACACCTTGCTTCCGACCTTGGTCCGGGACTTTCTCTCTGAGATGTTGGCCGACATGCCACGTCTGACACAAATAGACTGAAGTCGATCCAGCATCGTCTTGTTGATCGAGGTGATCCTCTTGACGTTCTTGAGTCGCGGCGACTTGCTGCCGTCACCCATCCATAGACCGTGAAGGAAGTGGTCAAGTTGCTTCCTAGTCATGCCGTCCAAAAGCAGGCTCAAATCCTTATCCAGGTACGGCTCCAAATGATCCCACCCGCGCCCCATGCGTTGACGCAGCACCCCGCCGACCTCCTGGTCGACAAACCTCCTGTAACGCTTCCCAACAGCCGCAGCGCCACGATCAATAACCTCAGCAACCTCACCGTAGGACGAGCCGGAGGCGACCATTTGCTTCATCTGATCAATCTCGTCGACCGACCAGCGACGCGCCCCACGACCGCTGGGCACGTAATACACGTTCATTCCGTTTGGGCGCGTACATACGCCCCAATCAACTCCGCACTGATTCAACGTCTCCACCAGGTCAGCGTTCCACCGCTGGTGCTTGGCCTGGTAGATCTGAAGCTGCATCCCGTTGAAGCTCCCGTCCGACACAAACCACCCGATCAGCCTCAACTCATGGTCTGTCAACGGAACCCCTGAGACGACATCCTCTTGTCCCGAAACAGGCACGCATCGCCTCGACGCATTCTGTAGCTCTTCAGCCCGAATAATCTCCCACTCGGATCTGTCGCCCTTGGCGGATCTTTTCTTTCGGCGCACCACCATCCGATGCCTGCCCGTAACAAGAAGATCGATCTTCTCGGTTTTCACGGCGAACATCTGTTCTGTGTCGGCCAGTGGGCGGTCTGTCTTCCCGGTCGCCGGAAGCCACACGATCTTGCCGTCGTCGAATGCTGCCACCTCATCCCCGACCCCTACGTGGTCGACTCCCTTGAACCCGCCCCTGGTCAGCACCTCGGTGTCTTCAGAAAGACACTGCTCGTGGACACCGGGGGACCAGTCCAACTCGCCGAAGACGATGGTGTTGCACACGTCCTGAAGTCCATCGAGCCCGGCGCCAGACCGCAGGCTCATGATGAGGACGTTCGACCTCTTCTTGAGGAACTCCTCACGCGCATGATCTTTTTGGGTGGGACTCTGCTTTCCGGTGTACAGGACCGGGTTGAACGCACGAAGCGTCTCCATCCAAATCTCATATACGGCATGGTGCCATCCACAGAGAATCACCTGACGCTCAGACTCGATGAGCATTCGAACAAAACTGGCGACGGATCGTGCCTTACCGATCCCGGTCGCTTGACGCATTCTGGTGTCCAACTCCAAGGCCGCCTTGCCCTTCGAATGCCAGTCACCGCCCTGCTTCAGGATGATCCGCGCTAGCTCCGCAGCGACGTCTTCGACATCTTCGAGCGCCTTCGGATCAGAGTCGACCGTGTGCGGAACGATAGTCAGCGGCGGGAGTTCGCGTCCCACGTCCTTGCGCGTCCGGCGAATCATCAACCCCGCGTCGCGCGCGTAGGATCCGAACGCCTTTGGGTTTGAGAGACTGGCCTTGTCATCGCTCGACCCAGCAATACACCACTCACGACAGAACTCATGCTTCGACCCCAACGCACCTGGCCGTAGCAGATCGATGACGTTCCAAATCTCACCACCGTAGTTGTAGATCGGCGTCGCGCTCAGACCGATTCGCAGATCGACTGATCGAGATACATGATCAGCAGCCATGCTCTTGGCGGTTCTCGGATTTCCATGACGACGTAACTCCTGGCACTCGTCGTAAACCACAGACACGATCTTCGGAGCCAGCACACCCGCCCACTTGGCTAGTTTGTGGTAGTTCATGATGATGACATCGGGGAACGGCGGGTTCGATTTGAGCCACGGCGTGAACGCGGTCTGCTTCGCCAGATCGCTCTCCCTTGGCACCCTGCCTGCGAACGCACAGTGAGAGCACCCCATGCCCTCGCACGACGGGCATATGATGTGCTTGCTGGTCGTCTTTTTGATGTGGCGGATTGTCTTGTCGCGCATCCGAACTGCGATATCGTACGGTTCGGCCTTCTCGACGACGTGAACGCGCATGTCAGGTGTGAATTTGGTCAACTCCCTCGCCCACTGGGTCTGAAGATGGGTCATCGTGACCACGAGAGCCGGTCTCGTACGAGGCTCTGTGAGGGCGCAGATGGCCGTGGCGGTGTTGTGAGTCAGGATAGCTTGCTCGGTGACGTAGAGTTGATCAGTGGCAGCCACCTTGATGCACACCGACTCGACATCCCTGCTGTATTCGATGTTGCGAAGAACCCTCCTCGGCTCTCGCCTCTGGATCGGGTTGTACCTGGCTAGTTTCCTCATGAGCCTGAACGGAGGGATGAATGAGGGGAGCCGAACGTTGACCTTGTACTCCGTAGGCTTACCGTGATGAGACCGATCGTAGGCGGAGATCTTTCCGGTCCCGCCGAGACACTCGACCAACTCTCTGACGCCTGAAGCAAGACGTTTGCTGATGGTGTGGTACGACACCCGGTTTCTCGTTGCCGAACAACTCCCGTCGGCATCCATCAGGCCATGCAACAGGGCGATACGATCTTCTGGCCGAGCCCGCAGGTAACACGCTGGGATCCGCTTGTCTCCGCTGTTCACGTCCAACTCCAGTGCCCGGATCGCGTCCATACAACCTGAGAGCGTTGCGTGGACGACACCGCTGTAGACCCTCTCGCTGCTTACTGGAGCACCCTCGGCCGCGAGATGCTCTCGCACCTCATCCCAGTCACCCTCGGACGTGGTGAGGTTCGGAGATCCGTGCCCCAGGCACCCATTCGCAATAAGCTGACCCATCGTGTACGGAGGAATCGGGAGCTGACACGTTTGCCCAGCGAACTGCACGGGAGAGGACAACAGTGGCACTGCCTTGAGGAACCCCTTGGACAGGTCCAGTTTCGTCGTCTGTTTGTGGTTGCCGGAGACCTCCCAGCGCATCTCAACGGCGGCTCCTGTCCTAAGTTGCTCAGTGGTCGCCGTAATTTCGGCCCACCTCCTGCCTCCCGAACGATACCGGAGCGTCCACAGGTGATCGGGCCCTGCCTCGGTGGACGAACTGTCACTGAACCAAACTCGGTAGTTCGGCTTCACCCCTTGCGGGAACACCCCGAGCACCTTGGTCGGCATGCCGTTAGACCCAACAACCTCATCTCCTGATCGAAGCGTTCCGATGGCTCTCCATCCACCGGGGGTGAGCACCGGCGTGTCAATCGGCTGCTGCTTTCCGACCCCGAGGTCGTCGGCGATAAGTAACCCGCCAGAACGGAGCGCCAACTCGGCCCCAACCCTCTGGTAGTCGCGAGCTGGGATTGCCAGATCGAAACGCCTCGGCTTCAGATCACCCGACAGCACATCGGTGTAGCTCTTCTCGCGATCGCGATACTCCTTCGCGCGCGTATGGGCGTACGCGAGATCAGATTCGCGCCATTCCATCTCGAAGCGATCGGTGAACCAGATCAACTCCAGGCACATCTCCTCGGTATCCTCAATCGATACCTGATTGATCTGCCTCTCGGTGACGCGCTTGAAGACGCGCTTGAGCCGCAGCATCACGTGCGGTTTGCACTCAATCACCCACTGACAACCCGTACTGGGCTTGTCCACAGGCATCGGCAGGATGTCGTCTGGACCCTTTTTGCAAAGGGTGACCTTTCCAACGCGCATCAAAAAACTCCACCAAGCCACGCCACGACGACTCGTTTACCGTTCATCTCTTCGGGCACGCGCCGAAGTTGCGACCGTGTCGTGGCGATCACCAACTCTTTGAGCACGTCCTGGCGGGTGTATTTGTGGACCTGAATGGTCATCGCAGTCAACGCACCCTTGATTTTCACCTCGATGCCGATACCGCCATCGACTATGAAATCGATGCGCCCGGCGTCACCGATCTGGACCTCTCGCTCAAACGGAATGCCCGCGTCGGTGAGAACGCGGGCTATTCCTGCCTGAAGATCCTTCTCGGTGTCGTAGCGAAACCGGTGGCCGCTCAGTAACTCGGCGAGTTTAGGTGCAGACGTCTGCACAACCGCATCCGTTTACGCTCTCGGCTGACTCGCCGACTTGCCGCCGTTGTCCGTGTCGGAGTCGTTGACCTTGCTGTCTCTGGCCTTGCTGTTTTCGTCCTCTTGGTGCTTCTCAGCGGCCTTTTTGGCCTCGGCGACCTGGCGCTCGTTGAAGAGGCCCTTGACCTCTCGCTCAGCGCGCTTGATCGCATCCTTCACGATGCCCTCTCGAACAGCGAGTCTCTCGCTCAGATCCTCGAACTCCTTCCGGAGCGGTTCGGCTTCCTTCTCCATCTCGGTGACAGTCGACACGAGAGCGCGACCCCAGCCACCGCCTTTTTCGGGGAGTTTGGTGACCCATGCGATCTGCTCCAACGCGCTCTTTGAACTCTTCTTCGGCATCTTCTTCTCCTTGGATTGGGGTGCAGGACAATACCACATCACAAAAGCGATCACGTATGCTACTCGGCAAATCTCGTGGAGAAGAAGGAGTCGCAGTGGAAGCAGCCAAGATGACGACGAAGTCACGACCACGACCTGACGTCGACCCCTTCGATGACCTAGAGGAGATGCTCCGATCCATGAGCACGCGGTTGGTAGACCAACCCGATGCCGTTGTGATCATGCAAGCTCGTGGCACGGACTTCGTACACTTCGAGGTTCGGTGCGCCTCCAAAGATCTCGGAACGCTTCTCGGCCGCCACGGGAAGCATGCCGACGCCATGCGAACGCTACTGAGCACCGCAGCGACGGTTCACGGGGTTCGTATCACCGTTCAGTTCCTCGCCACAGACGGTGGTGGCCACGCGGGTATATGACCAGGTCGCGCTCTTCTTCGCTTGGGACAGCCTCCGTAGGTATCCTGGGTGCATTCCTTCAGGAACCGGAGATCATCGGAGTGTTTCCCTCACTGAGCGCCACCTACATGCCACACGGCCAAGACATCGTCTTTCACCGTGGCGACAGCTTCGATGTTCCGATCCAAATCCAAAACGATCTGGACCCGCCAGATCCATTCCGACTCGACAACGCCGTAGTTCGGTGGGCCGCCAAACAGAACAAGGCGAGCGAATCGATCCCCCCTTCGGATTTGAATCTCCTGATTCGCAAATCGAGCTACGACCAATCCGAGATCGAAATCACCAACGCGACCAAGGGTCAGGCAGTCCTGAAAATCAGACGCGCCGACACCATGAATCTTCCTCAGTCCGTGGCTTGCTGGGATCTCGAAGTCACCATTCCCAAAGAGGAACTATTCGTACCCGACAACGCATTCGCCACGACGGTCAAACAGAGTCCGACAGTCATGATCACCGGCTTGGATGCAACGAGTTTGGGTTTGATGTCCGGTGACATTCTGGCGACCTTCGGAGACACGCCGCACCGTGTGCTCATCAAGAACGTCTTGAGCCCGACAATGATCGAGACCGACTACACAGGATGGGATGCGGAGACCGCGATCGATTTCAGTCTCTTCCGCACCTCGACACGCACTGTGGCCTCTGGCCGATTCCGTGCACTACTGGACGTCGCGTAAAAAACCCCGACGCCGCGTGGTCTGCCACACCACGTCCTTGCATCAGCGGGGCAGCGGAAGCGCAGGGGTCAAAAGCGCTCAGTCGATCTCCCACTGAGAGAACGATGGCATCGTATTATCGGCATTGATAGCCGTGAGAAATGGCGATGCAGTCATGTCGACCACCCGGTTGCCTACGGCCATCGCCGACGGGAACGAGTAGTGAAGCTCGTCCTTGGCCCGTGTGGTGGCCACGTAGAAGAGTCGCTTCTCCTCTTCCGGATCCTCTGCGCGGCCGTGCGGAAGAATGTTGAACGCGACTCCAACCACGAACACGATCGGCCACTCCAAACCCTTGCTACGGTGAATGGAGCAGAGAGTGACTTTGTTCGGATCCTTTTCGCGCTTCGACTTGCGGCTTGCCTTGATGGTCTTGGCGACGTAGTCGAGCAACTCGCGGACCGAAGGAAAGCGACCTGCGGCCCGGACCATCTCACGAACGTTCGATACACGGTTGTTCTCCGTGCTCTCTTCGCCCTCGTCGCGACGAAGAAAGTCCGTGTACCCCGTCTCGCTAACGATGTCGTTCAGCAGCTTTGCCGGCATCGCCTGTGTCTTGTCGGCCTCGGTAGCGTTCTCGTCCCTGGACCGACGAATGATCTCTCGAAGTCGCTCGATCATCGCGGCCCAGTCCTCTGATGAAGCGCGCTGTTTCGAGTTGACCCTGTTCTGAGAGTTGGTGTCATCGACCACAGCAACCCATGAGAACGGCTCGCCACTGTCCTTGGCCTCCTTGGCGTGCTTGCGAGCAACCAAACTCATGTGCTCGACGTACGCGCGACCCAGGAACCGGAACGGGGTGTTGATGCACCTCTCCATCGACTCCATCCACTCTGGGAACTTCCCATAACCATCGGCGAGTCGAAGGTAGGCCAATAGGTTTTTGACCTCCCGGCGCTCGTAAAAACTCGTGCCGCCGAGAATGCGATACGGGATACGCTCCGAAATGAGCCCCTCCTCAGGAGCGCGCGACTGGGCGTTGGTGCGGTAGAGCACAGCAACGTCACGTGGCTGATAGCCGCCATCCTGGACGAGGTCGCGGATCTTCTCGGCAACGCCAACTCCCTCGTCTTCGATCGTCATGTATCTGCGGACCGAAATCGTTCCTTCGTTCCCCTTTTCACAGACCATCTTGACCGGCAGCCGCGTCTCCGGCGCCATCGTGTCGAGTGTTCGGTTGGCGGTGTCGATGATCATCGCGCCACAGCGATAATTGCGACCCATCGTGATCACTTTGGCGCCCCAATCCTGCTCGAAACTCAGAAGCTTCTCCGGCCGAGCACCGCGCCAGGTGTAGATGCAGTTCAAAACGACGACACCATTGGCGGCGTACGCATGATCCCGCTCGACGTCGAGAGAGTATACCGGTCCTTCGTACGACTCGCGTTCATGACTCTCAACCGGAGACCAAAGGTTCATTTCATCGGGCAGCGGAAGCGACATGAGACCTGGCAGTACGTTTCGCGCGTATACCGCGAAATAGGTTCCTCTCACGTAGGCCGCGCTCGGATCATCGGTCTGAGTTTTCGGAAACGGCCATATTGGAAGATCGGCACGCATATCGTGATCGAGGAGACACTGGTGGGCCGATTCGGTATTTCTGGAGGCGACGCGCTCGTCACCGAAGATGCGAGCGATGGCTTCAGTCGTCTGATGCACGGCACCGTTTACAGGCTCGAACGTGGATGTCGGCAGTCCGTAGGCTGCCGATACGACACCCTCGTGAACGCTGGCGTCGGTCCGGCTTTTGTGAACTCCCAGGATCCACACCGCGTCGGCCCTCTCCAGTTTCGCACGCGTCGCGAGATGGAAGTTCCTGACACCCTCTCCACGACCTGCGAACAACTTGCACCACCCGACGCGGTACCCGAGATCCTTGCGGTGCATGAGATAGGTGACGCAATCGTTCACGCCCCGGTCAGTCCACCTCGCGAGAACCTTGTGATCTGAGGTCATGGAAACCTCGCGACCTACCACCGAGATCTTGTGCAGCATTCCGTTGTACTGTCGTTCCGCAACACGCACTTCGCGCCCATTGATCATCCGCTGGGCTTTCCGATTCCATCCGCGAATTCTATCGCCATCGCGAAGCGATTCGATCGGAACATGGACTCCAGCCTCGCGCTCAATCATGGTGCCTGGTGGGTGGCACTGCGCTGGATCACCTACGAGAACGTAGTTCTTGTGGTCCTTGGCCAGAAGAGCGCCCATGAGGATCTGACCGAGGTTCTGATCCTGCGCCTCATCCTGCATGACCCAATCGAACCGCGATGCATGACGAAGACGAAGGGATTCGTTCTGCTGAAACGCCTCGGTGACATCGAAGATAAAGTCGTCGAAGGTGAGAAGACGACGCTCGATCCGGAGGTCTTCGCATCGGCTGTAACACTCAATGAGAAGGCGCGGGTTCGTTCGCGGGCTCGGCGCCCGCTGGTAGTAGCTGTTCGCGAACGCCATGCACTCTTCCGAGTGGGGTCGAAGCAAGCCGGACTTGCAGTGTCCGATGAAGTCGATGATGAGCGTGACGTCGGCCTGCTTCCAATTCATCTGACGATAACCAACGACTTCTTTGATGATCACGCGATAGCGATCACGGTCATCGATCTTCCAGTCCCAGGCGCCGTTGCACTGAAGCCGCTCGTTACGATGGATCTCCAAAGCAACCGAGTGGAACGTACCGACGCGTGCGTCTGAGTCGCCAATGAGCTGCTTGAGCCGATCGTTCATCTCGTCGGCGCCCTTGCGGCTGAAGGTGACGGCGAGAACGCGCCCTGGGTTGACCCCTTTGACCTTCACGAGTCGCGCGAGGCGATGCACGACTACCCGGGTCTTGCCAGCGCCAGCGACCGCGACAAGCAGCGCTGGGCCCTCTTCGTGGAGTACCGCTTCGAGTTGCTCCGGGTTCAGACCGGACAGGAGTTCGGCCTCGATGTTTCTGACGGTCGCTTCGTCGCGCCCCTGCGCTTGAGCGATGATGCTCTCGATTCCCATGATGCCACTCTTCTCCGGCTCTAGCCGGCGCTTGTGCCTTTTATGCTACTTACCTTGACGTTCTGATTTACGCTAGTCAACAGTCTTTCTAGGAGTGATCGTCTTTTTGCACTCGGGGTACGCGGTGCAGCCGTAGAACGGGTTGAATTTCTTGCCGCCCGATTTGGGAGAGCGAAGGGCCATGATCTTGCCGCACTCGGGGCAATTGGGATGCCTGAGGCACTCGGTGTACCCCTCACGCAGAGCGACCGTGAGACGCTCCAGGAAGGTGGCCAACCGCTGGCCCTCCGGACCCTTCGGCGCGGTGCGTAGGAGTTTTCGAGACCGCGACACGGGCATGAAGCTGCCGTATCGAGCTGTGTTGTTAGGTCTGTAGCCGACGACGAGTCTGATAGCGTCATCGCCGCAGTCGCGAACCTGGTCGGCGCCAACGCTCAGGGTCGTATAGACCCGAAGGAACGCCTGACGATTCGGCGGCTTGATGTCGACCACGATTTCGCGGCCGTGACACGTCTTGGTGACTTGGCCGCCCGCGGCCTCGACCTTGGCTCCGATTTCGCCCTGAAGCAGACTCAGTAGCGCATCGGCCGGGACGTCGATGAATCTCTTACCCATACACCAGCACTCCTTCCGCTACTCAGTATGAGGCGGTAGGATGCGCTAGTCAATGGGGTTCATGCAGATTCGTCCAGAACGTCGATGGCCGAGGGATCTCCGATGGCGATTAGGAAGCATCGTTTGTGCATAGCTCCCCACTCGTCATCCTTTACGAAGCGCAGACGCTTGGTTTTGGTCGC